CGCAGTTCCAATTCTTTGATTAATCATACCTTGTCCATTACATTGAACACAAGTTATTCTTTCACCTCCTTGACCTGAACATTCTCCACACTGGTGTTTTCTATTATATACAATATTTTTGGGTTCAGATTTGAATGAATCAATTACTGATACATTGACATCAACCAACTTCTCGGGTGTTTGCCTTTGTCTTCTTTGACCCCCCATAGGATTTCCACCAAACATCTGAGCAAATAAATCTTCCATCGATGGGCCACCCATTCCACCCATACCGGCAAATGGATTATTTTTTTGTTGGTCGTATTGTCTTCGTTTGTTATCATCACTTAACACACCATAAGCCTCAGCGATTTGTTTAAATCTTTCTTCATCCCCACCTTTATCGGGGTGATGTTCAACTGCCAATTTACGATAAGCCTTTTTTATTTCCTCGGGACTTGATTGTTCTGTGACCCCTAACACATCATAATAACTCGGTTGTGACATATAGTTTACTTAAAGTATTTGACTGATATTTTATTTAAATGGAATTTAATTATATTGTTGTCATTTTCAAAAATAGAAAAAAACAAAAAATCCTCAAGAAATTTATAACTTTAGAAAGAGTTAATCAATACTATAAAAATTTAGAGAAAAAATCTCGTGAGGTTATTTTTGAAAAACGTTATGAAAATGGTTATCCATGCGATTTTCAGTTGGGACTACTAAAATACGGAAAGGGGGGAACAAGTTCAATATTCATGCAAGATTATTTGGGAAGAAATATCAAAGTTGAATTTGAGGACCCTGAATATGAACTAATTAAAATGATTGACTATCGTGTTGAAGAACTAATATATGATTGTCAACAAAATAAAAGAATCAGTGTTGATAACTTTATCAAATCATATCTTACAAAACCCGGTATGAAAATGATATCCAAAATTAACAATAGGATTGTCGTTCAGTTTGATGAAAAATTCAAGTTATTCAGTTTAAAAACCGATTCGGATGCCGAAAGGTTTGTATCTGAATTATCAAATGATTTTATGTCAAAAGGTAAAATGGATTGTATCTTTGTCCAAGATTGGACATTTGAACAGAAAAAATACTTATACGATTTTTTGGAGGCTAATGGAATATCTAAGCGGGTTCTTTATCGTCATTCGACGACATTTCCTGTAAAACCCCATCCATAAGGAATATAAACTCAGTTCCTGAGATATCTATTTTGAATTTCTCACCTGACAATTCTTTTTTTAACTCACTTTGAGTTTTTCTAAATTCAGCGATTGGTAATTCAAAGATAATTGTTGCTTTACCATTATATAAATTTTGTGATGCGTCAGCGATAAGCGCCAACTTACTTAAAAGCCCAATGTCTTCTTGATTTTCTGCCATAGTGATAGTTTTATCTCGTCTGAATTTTTAATATCTCCTTTACGAAAATTTCTGATTTCTTCAATAAATTTTCTTTTGTCTGCTAATAACTCGGCAGCATCTTTTTGTTTTTCTTTTTCCAACCAAGTTAATAAGTTCTCGTTATTCTGATTCTGTGAGCTCATCGTCAAGTGCTAACTTTTTCTCGGTTATTTCAAAACTTAGATTCTTTAAGTTATCCAAATTTTGTTTATCAAAAATTTGTTTTAGTTCAGACACCTTAGATTCAAAGAGTTTTTCTTTTTCTTCTCTTTCCTTATTGTATTTGATAACACCATTCAAATTAATCAAAGTATCTTCAACAAGTTTCTCTTCAAAAACTGTTACAAATGAAAAACATCTATGGTCTTTAATTGTTGCCTCGTTTTCTACAACAGAGTTTTCTGGTACATATTTTTTTGGTAACTTCCAAGTAATTGGAAAATTAACATCAATTGACAAATAGTTTTTGAGTTTTCTTACGCTTTGTAAGTAGGGTTGAATTAACGCTAACTCTTGATAAAAGGTCATTATAAAGTTTGTATTAAATAAGTTAATATGTATGTTAAGGATAGTCCTTGAAATAAAAGTGAGGTGTCACTTTTGAAAATCGGTTGGGGATTTTTTTGTGACACCGCACTTATCACCTTTACGATAGTTTTGATAATCGTTAAAGATGTGAAAATAAATATAAATAAAAATAAAGTATCTATATTAAGCATTTTCTGATTTTTTTCTTTCTTCTAGAATTTCTTTTCTAAAGTTCTGAAGGAGTTCTTTCAACTCTTGAGCAGTTCCACGTGCTCTTGTACCAGCGCTTTTATTTCCTTTGTAAAATTTACCTGCGTCGATTGAAAGTGACTCTGTCAATTCTTTAATTTTTTCGATTGTTTCCATGTTAAATGTAATTCAAAAATGTTTATTAGTAAAATAAAAATAGTGTTAGAGAAGTGTTAGTAAAGGTTTTTTTATTTTTTAAGGTTTTTATCGAGAGATTTATATAAATCAGTTAACATATCAAGGTCAGATTTTGTGAATGGTTTTTTCAAATCAAATAGTTCCTCAAAGAATGTTTTAATTTGTTTTTTGATTTTTTCATCCTTCTGTTTGTAAAAAACTTCATCAAAAAAAGATTTGAAATGTTCAAAATGTTCGCCCTTATAAAAGAATTTCAGATTTTCTTTTCCGAAATTATCTATTGTTTTTTTCCAGCACCACTCAAAGTGTTTGTCGTTATCCTCTTGACTCATATCAATATCTCCCTCACTATTTTCAGTGTGTTCTCCAAGATATGTATCTAAGATTAATTCATGTAATGACTTCGCAAAGTCATAATATAATTCCACTTTTTCGGGAATAATATTATTCATGTCAAGCCATACTTGAACATCTTCGGGATTAACGGGTTTTGATATGTAATTAAAAAAATTCTCCATAGGGAACTTGTCCTATGGAGAATATAATATTATAATATAATATGTGAATATTACTGTGTCTTTTTGTTATAACCTAACAAATGGTTCATCTTTTGAATTTCCTCTTTAAGAACTTTTTCATTCTTATCCTCTTTTGATTCTAATGCTTGGAATATTCTTGCCACGTCTTTTTCATCTTCGTTATCTTTTTTAGAATCATAAACAGGTTGTGGTTGTCTATTGTAACTTTCTTTTTTCTTCAAAATACCAAGTAAATTTCTTTTTCTGACTTTGTTTCTTTTCTTGTTAACGTCAGTTTCAACCGCATTTGCCCACTTTGGGTTATTCCCCGCTTTTGATGAACCTTCCATGTACTCGTCCATTTTTTCTTCGTTTGGATGGATTTCATCGAATACTAGATTTTCCAATCCTACTGATGAAAAATTTTCAATATATTCTTCAACTTCTTTTGTTGGTTTGTAAGTTTTCTTTTTCATTTCACCAAGTTCTCCGTTACCTTTTGGAAAAATTTTTGGTTCAAAATCAAAATCTCCTTTGGAGCCGTCTTTGAGATAATCCTTCATTTTTTTGGTAACCGATTCGATATAGTCCTCATTTTCATCTTTTGACTTACCTAAACTTTTCTTTGTTGTTGAAATGCCAGGATGACTTGATTGTTTTTTGATGTTGTCTTTTTCTTCTTTAACGATTTTTTCAATCAAATCAATCATTTCTTCTTCGGTTAATTTGATTGATTCTTTAACTGATTTTTTACCGTCGAGTTTTACACCTCTACCCATAAGGATATCTTTACGGGTTACTTTACCGTCACCACTCAAATCAGGAAATTTTTTACCTTCTTTTGTTTCTTTTTTGCTGCGAAGAATTTTGAAATCTTCTTTATCTATACGATTATTTTTGTTCTTGTCTAAATGTCTTTTTTGTTTGTCAGATAACTCTTCGGTCATTTCGCTGTGGTATCTTTTGTGTGCCTCACAAGCCTGTTTGCTATATTCCTCGCTTTCTTCGTTACAAACTCTTTCCAATTTTTCAGATGGGTCAAAATCGCTTTCCATATCCATTTCATGGATACTTTCCATTTTATATCCACATTCTGAACATTCACCTTCACTCATCATGCTACCACATTGTTCGCAGGTCTCCCCCTCCATTTCATCAGATTCTTCAACGTTCGATTTTATTTTTTCAATTATTTCATCCGCCTTTTCTTCCAATGATTCACGAAGAACTTTATTAACAACTGAGTCGATATAGTTTTTTAATGTTTTCATAATTTTTTTTATTATAAATATCTTTATTTTTTGTTATTTCTAAATATCTGCATTTCATAAGATAAAATGTTTTTAATTACATTCTCATCTATTTTGTGTTTTTTTGATATATTCTTGATGACTTCTTGAATTCTTTCGTTTTCAAAAATATTCAACGCTTTTATATCCCCTTGATTGCAATAAGGAAATTTTTGACATTTCTTTTTTACCTCAACAAATTTTCCACCCGGTAGTTGTGTTTTTCTTGCACCTCTCCAATTTTTTTTGGTTGAGGTTTTCGCCCAAACTTGGGGTCCCACATATGCACCTGCCGATGATGCTCCAGTCGCTTCTTTTGTTTCAGTTTTAGTTATTTCACCACCTTGTTGAATCTTGATTTTTCTTATTGACTCTATGTCACCGTCTGTAACTCTTATATAATCTACTACATCTTCATCTACTTTATCCGCCAAGTCATTTTCCTTGTAATTATATTTATTATCTAATCTTTTTCTATCATTAATTCTGATAATTTTAAATTGTTCAGGATTTTTTTTAACTAACCAATATGGGATTTTTATAAATTTGAAACCTTTAAAACCTGTATCGTCATCTAATATTGTAACTTGTGACTTAGGTAATCTGAATTTGTGTATCTTAATTTTATATGACTTTTTTTTGTCAAAAAACATTCTATTTTCGTTTTTAATTTCTTGAATGTTTAATACCTCAATGACTTTTTCAGATGAGTCATCAATTATTTTGTAAGCGGCGGTAAAACTATTGTCGTTTGAATCGAATTTTGATTTGTAGAATGTTAAATCGGATGTTTGTTCATCCTGTTCTTTCATATCACCGAATAGAGGTGCGGTGTAACCACCAGCTGATGAGGCCCCTGTTGCTTCTATTTTTTCTGATTCAGGTAGGTCTGATGGAAAACTATTCAAAGCATTACTTACCATGGCACTTGATTGAGCATCTGTAATTTTAGATGCTAATTTGTCATTCAAATTTTGTTTCATTTTTTTTCCAAGTGTATTTTCCATATTAAGCCCTCCTTACTCTTCCTTCCCAAGTACCTCTTTGTGTCCAAAGAAACTGATAAAATTCAGACATACTTCTTACGATGAGTTCTTTTACATCACCTTCTAGTTTACCCCTTTTTATTTCTTTTGATATTTCATCAATAAGTTTGTTCTCAAATTGATTTATGGTTTGAGACCCTAAGAAATCTTTTATTTCTTTTCTTATCAATGTTTCAATTTCTTTTTTTTCTGACGAAGATAATGACATCTTATTTTTTCAATTTTATTTTCCAATAAACACTTCCCATCACAGATGGTTGCCCGTTGGAGTTTATTCCGAGACCTAATCCAAAGATTTTGTCTTTTTTGTCTTTATATAATAAACTCAATCCTCCGTAGTTGATGATATCTTTTTTATCAAACCCAAATTGTGGTCCTATAAAAACTTGACGTTTTGGTAATTCTTTCAAAAACAAAGTATCATTAATTACCCTTTCCGTGATTGATGACTCATAAAGTCTGGCAAATATTTTGTTCTCAGTTATAGTGTCTTTTATAATTACAAATGATTTTTGTCCCAAATCGATGGTGTCTATATAAAATCTTTTTGCGAAGTAATCTTTTAATATAAGTTGAGTATCTACAACCGAAGGAATATAAACAGGAACCTCGACTTTAACTTTGATTTTTTTTCCTTCTTTGTAAATTATTGAATCTCTTTTTATATAGGTAGTATCTCTTCTACTATCAACCACTTCATATTTCTTTCCTTTTATTTTTACAATTTCACCTTTTGTTTCTTCTTTTTCACCATCACACATTCTTAAAAGCAATATTATGATTATCAATCCGATAATCATTAAAGTTTTAAAATCTAGTTTGGCTTCGAATTTCATTGTTCTTCTTCTTTTGGTTCGTTATCTGTGCGTTTTCTTTGAGCAATAATCTTAGCCCATTTTGATTTGAATTTTTCGTAATAACTTCTTAAATTATCAATCATTTGGTCGAAATCATCATCAACTTTAACCATTTCACTATCAACATAAACACCATTAGTTTCACCTACACGGTAGATGAAATCCAAATCAAATTCAATCAACTTTCCTGACCACTCAATACTATCTTGATATACGTTAAGAGCATTGAAATCGGCCATGTCTGAAACTTCATTAACAAACTCATCCATTGTTTCTTGAAAAGATTGTTTTTCTAATGTTGTTATTTGTAACTCCTTTTGGTCTTTACCATGCATAGTTAATACACCACCTGAGATTCTGTAAGATTGTTTCTTATCTGATTTTTTTTCAGTTTCAAATTCAATTTCAGTTTCTACAGATGTTGGAACATTTACTCTTTGGGTTATTTCCTCACCAGTATCAACATCTTTAAATTTTTGTTGCTCGGAAATAATCCCATATCTTTTTTTAATATTTCTGATATCTTCATTAATGCTTTTATTTCCGGAATACAACATATTCCTTGATGCTTTAAGAAGATTTTTTATTTCATCGTGTTTATCCATGTTCTATTAAATTATTAAATTTTTCAAAATCGAAAGCAGGGCTTACATCAGTAAATATCGCGTCGAAGTTGCTTTTTGTAACAATACCTTCGAATTTTTCAATTCCTGTGAATTTTGTGTTATGTCCGATTGTTTTTTTATCAATTTTTAGTTCATCACAAATTTTGTGACATAAAAAAGACAACCTATCATACTGAATATCTGTATAAGGTTGCCAAAAAAAATAATCTCTCCATTTTTTTTCTACAATAGGACCTTTGTAGATGTTACTAATCCAATTACGATAATGGTCTTTGAGAGGTTCTTTGTCAATCCAACCAAGGTTTTCTAATGAAATTATAACACCATTACGATTTATGTTGTCATCTTTGAAGAAATTAGTGTGTCCGATATCAGGTAACAATTTCAATATTGTGCCCTCTCTTGAGATAACATAATTCGGAATCCTGTCAAATCTTGTGTTGTGTCTGTGTTTTAATGATGCAAGATACTCACCAACATCTCTTGAGGTGTGACACAGGATTATTTGTTTTTTCTTTTTTTGTTTTCCTGTCGTTTTGAAATCTCCATAATCTATTATTTCAGACATTACGTTTTGTGTAAGTTAATCTCTTTATGCCAGAATCATCGGCTAACTTATCTCTAAGTTCTTCTACCGTTTGGTCCTCTACAATTAACTCATCGTTTGTTGGTTCTTCAACCACTTCATCAATGTACAAAGGTTCTTCAATAATTATTTTTTCTTCACTTAAAATTTCTTTAGGTTCCTCTAAAATTACTTCTTTTGGTTGTAATATTTCTTCGTTCTTTTGTTCAGTTTCAACTTGGTTACCAAATTTTTTACTTTGTATTTCCTTCAAATATTCGTCAAGTTTTTGAACATCTGTTGGTGAGATATTGATTTCTTCTTCTTTTTTGTTTTCTCTCTCGATTATACCTGCTTTACGAGATAAATCCTCGATGTCTATAACTGGTACAGGTTTTGTTTCGTTTTCTCTGTTTGAATAAACGACCAACATGTGAGCAAATGTCAAAGATATGATTGGTAATAATCCACCACTGAATAGTGCTAAGATAAGTTTGTGAGTTGGTACATCAGTTATTTCAACCCCCATTGGTTCAAAAAGTGGTCCTGCCATTTCCATCCATTGTTTGAATATTTCGGATGACTCTTCTATGAATGAGAATGAAAAAAATAAATTACCAACAAACTGAATAAATGTTACTAATATGAATGGGAAATAAATAAACTTTCCAAGTTTAACCGATACACCTGCAAGTGCTGATAGGGCCGCAATCTCAACCGCAATGGAGAGATAAACAGCCCAAGCAAATGGGTTTGATATACCATAAAATGAGGTGACATGTGATATTGACACGAAAGCCACCAATAAAATTGGAATAACAAACGCAGTAACGATTATACTTTTAAGATTTCTTTGAACCCAGTTTTTCATTATTTGTCCATATTTTTATAGTAATTAATCGGAACTTTGTTTTTATCCGATAATTCTTCGATTTCCAAAGTTTTCCAATTAGGCGTTTCTTTGATAATTCTTACCATGTCTTTTTCTTTGATGGATGTAGAATCCAAAACATGAACTTGTTTTTGTAGACCATTTAGGTTTTTTTCGATTCTTGTCAATTCACTTGCCGTTCCACATGTTCTCAAAAATGTGAATAGACATAGGATTAGAATTGCAAGGGTAAAATACTTTTGATACTTTTCCATAGTTTTTCTTATAAATATTTTAATTTTTGTTAAATGTAGTCAAATAACTCTGAACTTTCATTTCTTAACTTACGAAGAGCCTTCTCTTTAATTTGACGAACACGTTCTTTTGTAAGGTTAAAATCCACACCAATGTCCTCTAAAGTCCTTGGAGTACCAGATAATCCGAAATAATCCTCGACAATTGTTCTTTCTCGTTCATCCAAAATTCCCAAGACATTCATAAGTTTTTGTTTCAACTTATCTTTGGTATTGAATACTTCGTCAGGCATCGTAACGTTGTCGTTAACAATTACATCAATTAATGTGTCGCCATCTTCGTTGATTTCATCATTCAAATTAACCATTGATGGTAACGATGTAAATTTCTCGGGAAGTTGTTTACCGTTATTTTCAATCTCCTTCTTTGCTCTTTGTAAATCTTGGACAACATTAACCGGAAGACGAATGGTCCTTGCGTTCTCATTAAGAGATTGTAAAATACATTGACGAACCCACCATACGGCATAAGATATAAATCGTAGGTTTTTACTCCAATCAAAGTTTTCAATCGCTTTGATAAGTCCCAAGTTACCTTCGGCAATTAAATCAGGAAAATCCAAACCTTGATTTTGATATTGTTTTGCAACCGTGATAACGAACCTTAAATTACCTTCAACAAGTTCTTTGTTTATCTTAGCTTGTTGTTCGGATGTTAGATTACCGGATGAGATTAGTTTTGCGAGTTCTTTTTCTCGCTCGGGGGTCATAACCTTAATCTTTCTCAAATCTTTGAGATAAGATTGGATTTCCTCTTGATTAATCGGTAGTGATGTGTTTTTCTCTTTCATATTCTGTTTGAGTGAATTTCTAAAGTTTTTCTTTCTTGTTCTGTTAAAGAGTACATTCCTTCGGAATTTATCTTATCTAAAATATCATCCAAAGATAGTGTTTTTTGTTCAGATTTCACACTTTCCTTTTCTTTTTTTCGGGTCTGTGCGTTATCTAAATCAAGTATGTTATCTTCATAAATATCATTTAGGTCCGTTTCAGTGATACCAAACAGGTGTGAGTGTATGTCAATAGGTAAAGAAGTATAGACCAAATCAGTATATGGTGTCAGAAAATAAAGAGTAGTAGTATCTCTAAGTAATTCATCTACAAATAGATATACTTCCTCCTTATCTACACTTGAAATGAAATTCATTACAATAGTAGCGTCTCCATAAGTGAATTTAGTTTCTTCGGTATCAGAAATTATTGAAATGGATTTTGCAACTGAGTTGACATACTTAGTTTTACCTTTGAAGTCACCAAAAACAATTAAAAGATATTTCATATCGTAGATTATTTTACAAATATAAGGATATTTATTGGATAAACACAAATAGTTTTATGAAAAAAATAGTTAAGTTAACCGAAAACCAACTTATTCGTCAAATAAGAAACTCAATATCAAAAAATTTAAATGAGTCGGATTATTCTACCGACATTGAGAGGGGAACTCAGCCAAGGGAATACGATGTTAAATCAATATTTGGTGATAAATATTCAAGATATATTCCAAATGATGTTATTAGATATATGAGAAAAAATCCATATCAAATTATAAAAAGATTATATGACATTTATGGTGAGGATGTGTACATGTATTTGGATAGAGCAAAAGGTAAACCAAGTTCTGATGAGGGTGTTGAGATGATGGATGATGAAATGATGACGGAGGCTTTTGAAGAAGAAGATGATAATTTTGATTATGGAGATGATGAAGGAGAGGAATCTGATAGTTTTATGGAACGATTAAAATCGGTAGTTGAGGGTAATGAGGATTTAGAGGATTATGATATTGAAGAGATTTTTTCATACACAGGACCTAAAAGAAGTTTTAGAGGTTCGATATATGTAGATGGAATTGTTCCTGAAACAGAAGATAAAGAATTTGACAGGAAAGTTGCAATTAAAATTATGGAATATTTTGCTAAGAAAACTGAAGCCAACCAATATGTCGGTGGTGTCGGATTCAAAAGACGAGATATTACAAAACCTTACGATACAGATTTCTAAAAAGAAACCCCTCTCAAACGGAGGGGTTTTTTGTTATTGAATAACTCTACTCACATTATCTTCTTTTTTCACTTTAACCACATTATCAGCCCAATTAGTTACAAGTGGGTTATGTGTGATAAGGAAAATCTTCTCAAAATAATCTTTAATTTTTACGAAAAACTCAAATACCATATCCATATTTTCGTTTGATATTTTTCCAAATACCTCGTCCATAACAATTATGTTTGGTTTTGGTAATGAACATACCTTACTTAATACGGCTCTTAACGCTAAAGATGCAATTGTCTTTTCAAACCCCGAGCCTGATGTCATAAGTTTTTCAACTTGTGTATTGTTATCAATCATAACAAACTCAACCTCGTTTTTATCGTTGATTCTGATTTCAAGTTTGAAGTATGATGAGTCCTGTAACAACCTTTGAAGTTCTGAATTTATTACCGGCATCATGGTTTTCATAATTGATTTTGTGATGCCATTTTTTCCGAAGATTTCCAAATATAACTTATAGATTTTTTCTCTTTCGGACTCCTCAGAAATTCTTTGAATATAACCAAAGTTATCTTTGATTTTCTTATTCAATGTCTCAATTTGAAATCTTAACTGGTTAATCTCGTTGTTATATCGGGTTTGTTCTTGGTTTAACTCATCCATGCGAAGTTCCGCCTTGATAAGTTTGGTTTCAATTGTTTTGTTTTCCTCAATTTTGGTTTGGGCCTTATAATACTGCTCTAACTTATCTTTGATGGATGAGATTTTCAGATTATTGCTTTCAACATTAACCTCATATTTTTCTTTGATAAGTTTGTTTTTTTCATACTCATCAAACTCCTTTTTTAACTGTGTAAATTGTTTTTCTTTGACTGATAAATCATTCATTAACCCCACTATTTGGTCTTTTTTCGTGTTAAATGATTCAAGTTCCGATAGTTTTGTTTTGGTAATTTCGGCGTTTAACAACTCAATTCCACAGTGCTCACACTTAATACCTCCCGACACAGATTTCGCCAATTCATTTAAGTTATTGATTTTTGATTCAACCTCAAATTTCTTTTTTAACTCAGCGTTATAACTTTCTTTGATTTTGTCATGTTTATCTTCATGGTAATAAGATGTTGGTTCAACAACATTTAGTTTTGAGATTTCATTTGAAATTCTAACATTTTCACCCTCGTGTTTGGTTATCTCCGTTTTAAGATTATCAGGGTTTAATATCGCAATTGAATTATCAATATCGTTGTGTTTATTGGAAATAAGGTCATCTCTATATTTCTGACCCGTTTGAATTCTTTGTCTTACATCTTCCAGTAGTTTTTCGATTTCATCAATTCTATTTTCGTTTTCACCGATTTTCAATTCAGATTCTTCAATTTCTTGTTTTAACTTCTCTGAATTATAGATGTTAGATATCATCGACTTGGAATACTCACTATAAAGTTCCTTTCCTGCTTCCTCTTTCCTTTTTAGAAAATCCAATCCCAAGAATCTTGATAACACTTGTCCCCTCGCAGTTGGTTTTGACTCCAACAAATCTTCCAAGTTTGACGCTGTTGTAAGAATTGTCATCAAAAAGTCATCCATTTCACCAATAGATTTTTTGATGAAGTTTTCGGTTTCGCGTCTTTGCTCTCCCGTAAAATTCTGCAATGAACCATCATGTAATTTCTTAAAGAAATCCAAATTGGTTTTTACATTCCATTCCCCCGCCTTTGACAACTTTCTTTCGATGGTCCGAACCAAAATGTATTCTTCCCCATCAATTAATATATCACCTCTGACATGAACTTTGTTTTTGTCTGTGAATCGATTAAATATCTCCTCAGCCTTTTGTGTTTTGGTTGTTGTATTGAAAAATAAAAACAATAACAAATCCACAGTAAGGACGGTCTTACCCCCAAAATTAGGGGGGTCTGACTCTACCACCGCAATACCATTACATTTTTCAAAATCAATTACTTGGTCATCACCATATGATAAGAAGTTTGAAAACTCAATTCGTTTTATATACCACTTCTTAAATGGTGTAACCTCGGTTTCATTTAATATTAACTTGTTTTCAACTTGTGAATCAATTTTGAGGATTTCATCAAACATATCTTCTTGAGATTTTGCTTTTAGAACTCCTCTAATTAATTCTTTTTGGTAGTTTTGGTCTAATATATTAAATGAAATATCAACTGATTGAACCTCGTCGGTATTGGTTTGTTTTACTTTTGTTATGACATTAACATTGTTGGACAGATACTTTTTTTGAAAGTATTGTTTAACACTTTTGATTTTTTCTTGTGTGAAATTTTCGGGCGTGTCTTCCCACACTACTTGAACGTAGGGGTTATCTAAGTTTTGTATATCCAACTTGTTTGTCATATTTGTGTAATTATAGTTCGGAGGGGGGTTGAATAAGTTCAGCGTCTTGGACTGATTGATTTTCTGTTTCACCTGATGCTTGTGCTCTGATTTCTTCAATTTGTTTCATCATCATCTCTTGCATTTTGAGTTGCATGTTCTTCTGTTGCCCCTGAATTCGTTGGGTTCTTGCACGAGATTTCTTTTTTTGGTCTTTTCTGTGTTTTGGTCTTGGCATAATTTATTGTATTTGATTGTTATTATTTGGTCGGTTTTGTTCAAACCATTCAATTACTGCGTTGATTGCCCATGCTGCTCCTGAGGATAACAAACCATCAAATATCCAAGATACATAATGATTTACTCCAAGAATTTCATGAACAGGTGAATAAACAAATAACCCTAAAAAGAATCCCAACCACACTCCAAAACACATGATACACTGAATCATGTCTGAGATGAACTTAAAGGTTGATGCTCCGGGAATTGTTGTATTTCCCAAATCGTATATGGTTTGTCTGAAACCACTAAAAATTTTTCCATAAACGACAACATTAGCGGTTCCGTATGCTAATATCATCCATAAAATAAGTGCTGTCATAATCTTGTTGATAAATTTGAATTTGTATGGTATACGGCTCCTCGAGATAAAACTACCTCTCTAAACTGGTCAGCCATTTCCTGTAATTGATTTATTTTTTCGTCTCTTAATTGTAGTTCTTTTTTTAATGTCTGTAAAGTACCCTCCAACAATTTCATCTTGGTGTCATCACATGGTTTATCAACAATTTTTTCAACCACTTTTTCCACTTCAATTTCTATTACTTCAGGTTCTTTACCGTTGATTAGACCATATTTGTCTATCGCGTATCCTTTTTTGTAACAATAATGAATATATTTTGTTACATCTTCAATGTTGTTTAACTTGCAAAATACTTCAACATCTTTTACTTCTTTATCTGTTAAATTAATGATTAACGAGTCGTTCGGTTCCATCTACTAAATCTTCTATTGAGTTTATTTTGAATGACAAAAATGGTTTTGGGTTAAATAAATCTACAAACTTATATTCATCGTTTTGAGCATCATAGATTCCATATCCATGTTTGTTTATTGTTTCACCATAGTTTTGTTGAATTGTTGAGCCTATCATATAGGCTTTCTTTCTACCTGGTATATCAAACACTTGTCTTTTGTGAATATCCCCACATAATACCAAGTCGCAACCTTCGAACTTTGATGACTCAAAACCTGAATCAAATTTATATCCGATGTCAGTTGTTAGTCCTTGAATTGGTCCGTGAAATAATCCAATGTTTAACTTTCCATTTTGGGGTATTTCAGGTGGTATGTTATGGTCCATAAGTGAATACACACACCAATTGATATTATCATCTTCATACACTCCCCTATTTTTATAATAAAACACATTTTCGTTTTTTAGGGAATCAATTATTGGTGTTAATGTATCCAACCTTGATTGGTTATTTTCCAAAAAGTCGTGATTTCCGATAATCAATATTGTTTTTGCAATTTTGGAACATTCTGTAAGTATCCAAGCAACAAACTCAACAAGTTCTGGCGTCATTTGGTTCTTACTATGGACCAAATCACCGGTAAATACAATCCTATCAGGAGCAACTTGTTTCCACTGCTCAAACGCATCGGTCATTATCTTACGATATAACTCGTGGTCTTTAAACAATCTAATATGTAAATCCGAGAAGTGGATAAGTTTATTAATCATTTGTTTCTTCTATTTCAAAAGGATTAAATTCTGAATTAACATGACCACATTTTTCGCACATATAAACCGGAAATGGTACGTCAGTGTCTTTTGGGGTTGCGGTTAATATCTTTGATACTCGTTTGATAATCACGACCTCTTTGAAGAACATGCCGCCACAACTATCACAAGTAACGGTGGGTTGGTCCCGTAGGTCAATTTTTGGTTTTCCAATGTCTAAATCCATATTTTATTTTTTATTAGTTTATTTCAACATTAAGTTTAACAATTTTTGAAACAAAATCATCAATTATTTTTTTATTGTTTTCTTGCGTCTCACCTGTTACCAAGTCAAGATTTTTAAGTTTTTCAATATTTTTCATCAGTTTTTCCAAATCAATATTCTTAATAGAATTCATTGTACTTGAAACATCTGATTTTATTTTATCAACTTTTCCAGTTTTATAATAATCAAATCTAACATTTGTAATTATCTTAATCAATTCATCTTCATCCCAACCTTTATCAACAAACCAATCAATTCCAACGGTGAGGTCTTCGGGGTTAAACAAATCCATAGTGGGGTTAAAGAAAACTTCCAAATCTTGATTTTTTTGAATCAAAATTGCCATCTTATTTGCTTTGGGATTATCATTTTTTTTATCAATGACATAAATCAAATGGTTATTTCTTGTATATTGTTTAAATGTTTGTTCATTTGTTCTTGATGCGGTACACCACCTTGTGCTAGCACCATATTTCAATGAACCCTTATAAGTTAGTGGTCTTAATGCGAGATATCTATCCGTTTCATAAATCACATCTACATTACCCTCCCTTACAAATTCTTTATCAAACTTTATTTGCTCAGCGTTGTGAACAATAGCGGATAAAACCTGAAAATTATCATAATACTTGTCGTAGATGTCTTTGTTTTTGATATATGGTAGTAGTTTATCAAAATTCATTACAGTATTAATGAGTTCTTTGGAATATAATTTATTTGTGCCTTTGTTATTCCAATAGTAACACATTCTATCCAAATATTTTTTGGTAGGTGTTTTGTCGGCTTCATTAAATAGGTTAAAACTACTTTCTCTGATACGAGGGTATTTTTCTCTGATTGAATCTACTTTTGACATTTGATATTATTTTAGATTGTTTCCAACATAAGTTTCAATTCGGCCTGTAAATCCTTACAAGGGATTACCTTATAAGTGTCATTAACTTCATTAATCCAAACCAAATAAAGGTTTCCAATTTTTAGTCCGGTATTTTTTTCAATGATGTGTTTATACAAGTTCAGTTGTAAAGAATATGTATTTAATTCACAATAATCAAGGTGCGAGATTGGTTTTTTGAAATATTGACTGTAAGTGTTTTTGGTTTTAATCTCTTTGTTTGTTTTGTAGTCATAGATTTCCAACATACCTGACTTTTTATTGTAAAACAAACAATCGACCATACCAGCGATTCCATAATCCAAATCACCAACAACCAACTCCATTTTTACAGGAATTAGGTTTTCTTTAGCGTCATTATAGAATTTCTTAAATATATCAACACACTTATCAAATCTTTCTTTAATGATGTCCTGACCAAACTTTCTAACAACAGGGATGGAGTCGTAGGGGAATACTTTATTATGCCACCAGTTCTCGGCAAAATTATGAACCAATGACCCTTTTACAGTTGATACATCTCTTTTTAAATCCCAATCACTAATAACGTCCTCAACATTCAATCCGCGTTTTGCGGCATAACTTTCCGCAATATTCTCGGTGTCAAATTTTTCTTTGAATTTACCGATGAATGTTGTCGCACTTGTGAGTTCTCTATCACCAACATAATACTTATGTGGTTCATCATAATATTTGATATGAGAGAATTTATTTAATTCTAATATTATTTCCATAAAACTTTTTCAAAGTTAATATAATTTATTTGATTTCCAAAAAATATTCATCAATTTTTCCTTGCAAATCACACACGTCTTTATCTTCAGGTAATTTTAATACCTTAATTTTTCCAAACAATCTTCCACCATTTAATTCATGGTATAACTTAATTGCGTTTTTCCAAGCATCACCATCCAATGCGATAATAATATTTGAGTTAGCTTTTTCATATATTGTCTCAAAAAGTAATTTGGACATTGTTTTACCTAACATTGCAATTGAATTGGGTAAGAATACCGCATCGAACACACCCTCACACAAATAAATGTCTTTATTCCAATCAATTAAACTTTCATTGAATATGATTTTGTCTTTCTCGGCTTGGGGATTTTTGTATTTGGACCTTGTTGTTTTATTCCAAGAACGAGCGATGAAATAATTTGGTTTTCCTTCCGTATCAAAAGATGGGACGATTATCCTACCAATAAAATCTCCTTTATCACAGAAACCAATTTTATATTTTTCAATAATATCAGGGGTGATGTTTCGTTCTTTTAAGTAATTCATCGCTTGTTTATAAACAGGATAAACTGGGTTTGAGTCCTTAAACTCTGTATAACCCTCGGGTAATTGGAATTTTGGTTTTTTGGGTTCTACCTTTTTTTCCTCTTTCGGTTTGAATAAGGAATAGATTTTCTTTTGTTTTTTGGTTCCAAACTCATCAATAAGTTTTCCAAGTGCTCCGTGAGTTCCGTTTGAATCTCCGCAAGACCAACACTTAAACACATGTTTTAATACATTGATTTCCAAGTTACCCTTATTACTTCCCTCATCACAGTAGGGGCAGTTAAAAGAGTATTGACCCTTACTTTCGTAATGTAATTTCTCCTTACCCAAAAAGGTCCTTACTATATCAACTACTATTTCTTGTTCGTCTTGCATCACCCTAATATAATCAAAAATTTACACCCAATCAATATTCACAAGTTTTTCATAAAGGTTATATTTATTATCATAAGTTAAATCTATGCCAGTAAATGTAGTTATCAGTGGTGTTACAGGACAATCTCCTTATAATGTTTATATCTGTGATGAAAATGTTATAAATTGTACTTGGGTAAGTCAAATCACATCGGGACAAATTCCTTATAGTTTTGAATTACCGTTCTTTTATCAAAGTGCCTCTGATTTTGCAGTCAAATTAATTGACTCCAACGGTTGTTCTGTAATAAAATTGAGTGGCACAACTTATGCCGAATGTTTATAAAATATGAGTAGTAGTCATTGTAGTAGTTCAATAACAAATTGGTCCTTAGTAAATGATGGTTCTGGTGATTATACAGGGACCTCAGCATCAACAACATTTATATGTTTCAATTCCGCTTCAGTATTTTACACTTATTCACCGAAATTTGGTTATTTTAATCCCAATACGGATTATATATTTGAAATATCTCCCGTGTTAAGTGGTGAAATAAGTGAAATTGCTAACACAACTGATAAGGTTTGGATTTATACAGGCGGTACTAACTTAGTTGAATTTAATTTAGAAATGTCTCCTATTTTATTTAACGGACTTGGTGCAGATTTTCCCGCTACAACTTTTAATAGACTTTTAACATCAAGTGGTGTTACGGCATTTGAAGGTTTAGGTGCGTTGGATAATACTAGATTGGTCGGTGGTTCGGGTTCAACAATTTACTTACATACTATCATAGGTTCAGGTTTTACAAGTGAATTATTATTTACATTACCTGAATCAAGAATAATAAATGACATATCATACAATTCACTTAAAAACACATTTGTTGTGGCTTGTATGAAAGCCGATAAAACTTTAAATTACATATCTGAATTCACAACCGGTGGAACATTAGTTAATGATTTTTCTTTTAATAACACGACTTATACAGAAATATTAAGCACTGTTGAATATTCGGGTAAAACCTATTTTATGGGTTGGGATAATTCTGTTTCGACTACATATGAAGTTGAAGTTGATATTTTTAACACGGGTTTTACAACAGGATATGACTTCGGTAATCCTTCTATTTCTGGGTTTAGTCAATCACCAGGCTCTATTACATCATTTTTTAATTATTCTGCGGCTAGTTATTGTTTATCAACAAATTATATAACAACATCACAATATGACGGGAATTACACAAGTGGTGGAACATTTAATGGACAAACTGTTTATGCGGGAAATAATGGTGGTGTAATTTATTATAATTCAGCATCAACACAGTGGTGTTTAGCATCTTACGTTGGAGGACCTTGTATTTTGTTTGGTGGTAATAGATGTTCAAGTACAACTCCTAACTTGGCAAATGAATTTTTTGCAACCGATATCTGCCCAACACCAACACCATCACCCACTAACGATTGTAGTGTATTGGATTTAGCTGCTTATTTTGATTGTGATATTGCACCTCCAACACCTTCTGTGACACCTACTCAAACTGTTACACCATCCACAGGTTTTGTTTATCCAACACCTACTCCAACAATGACGATGAGTCCAACTCCATCAGGTAATGTTTGTGCGAATGTTAATTTCTGTTTTGGTGTTCAAAATGTCGCCCCTTCACCATCACCAACACCTACGATGACACCAAGTAGTGCTGCGGGAAGAAACACTGACAGAAGTGGTGTTGTTATTTTTACAACAATAAATGGTGAGGTAATTTGCCCACCAGCACAAATAAGATAAAGATTATTTCCAAAGATTTTCTTGTCTCATATAACCTAAACAACAGGTATATGCATCTGACATATCAAAGTTCTCTTTTTTCAGAGTTTGATTTTTGGTATATTGCCACTTAATTTGTGGTTCCCTTTTTGCCACCAAATCCCAAATAATCATTTTTTTATCAATATCTTTTGGTAAACCACCAAACAATACAAATTTTTTCTTGTCGTTTTCTTTTACTAACTCAGGAAATGCAAATTTTCTTGAATTATAAGTTGATATGTATTCAGGAACAACTCCTAATACATCATAAATTTCTTTTGAAATAAGTGTGTTGAATCTTAATAATGTTTGAATGGTATACACATTATTTGAATTAAGTAATGGTTCTTCAATGATTACTTTTGTAATACCCAAATTTTTGTATTCATTAAGTTTCTGTTTGAAAACTTCCGCTTTCAAAAATAATTCTTTGATTTTGTTTTCCTCTTTTGGTTTTGGTACGGGTGAGATGTGAGTTAACTCTAATAACTCCTCTGTAATCATATCAAATAATGCCCATCCGATTGTTTTTGTACTTACATCTAAACCCAATACTTTTGGGTTGTTCTTAATCTGTTGTTTCGCCATATACCTTATATGGTATTAAAAACAACAAATTAGTAAATAATTAACTTAAAAATCAAATTTGATAAGGAATTGTTGGATACTTTGTCTAAGTACAGGTGATTGTAATTTTGATATTGCCATCAAGTTTCTATTTTCATCAAGTAATCCCACTTCAGTTATATAAGATGCGGTTCCTGCTGACCAAGTTGGGTTTGATGTGTAAGTAAATTCATTAGCAGATAGATTACATAACCATCTCATTTCATAAATCGTTGCCTGTATTTCAGTTTCTATATTACCGTAAAAGAAGTATTCATCTCCAAAGTTTAATGTTTGACCTGTTTGACCTACCGTAGTTAAATCAATGTAATTTCCTAAGTCATATGAAGACCCAGCATTGTAAAGTGCGTTTGTTATAACAAATGTAGTTGCCGATAAATTCGACTGACTAATTGCTGAGGATGGTAGTTGAGATGTTACATCAATAATCTTCCATCCGTTGGGGTCAGGTTTTGTATCTCCACTTACTTTCTGACATATAATTTCAAATTTAGTGTAGTCATTTAATCCCGCAACACAACCGAACTCATTTCCGAATGTTACAGAAAAGTTTTGTGATACCGCATTACAACTTGGGTTTGGCCCTTGTAGTTTTTGATAATAATTACAATGGAGTGAATTAGTAAATGCAAGATTTTTTGTAAATCTATATGTGATGTACATATATTGGTTACTATCGGTCAAAACTCCTGTCTCAGAACCATCAGGTGTTATAGTTGCAACTCTTGGTGCGGGTAAAGTCCAGTTTCGGTTTGATTTGTAAGACATTGCTGCAATTATTTCATCATCATCAATAATGATTGTATGTAAATCAGGAAAAACTTTACCTATTCTACTTGGATATCCATTAGATGTTGCATATGTGTCCCACAAGTGATAATATCTATGACCAGGTATATTCATGTCATTATTTAAGTTTGAAGTCAAATAATGTTCTTCAAATAGACCTAACTCGTCAAATCCTTCAGGGTCAACATAAAAAGTTTGGCCTGAGCAACATGTACCACTTGATTTATGCCATTGTAAAGTTGGCATGTGTAATCTGAAATTTCTAGCCATACCAACTGTGTTGGTTACATTATCGGGGTCATATGGTTGTAATGCGAATTTCTCACCATAAACAAAATCAATCGTATTATTTGTATAATGAATTATTGCAATCGCTTTTTGGTCTTTACCTGACACTGTAATTTGGTCTCCTAATGAGTTGTAATAATAAACAGAACTACTATCAGTTTGACCTGTACTATTACTGTATCCAAAATATTCTTTACTTCCTAAATAATTTATAGAACCAAAATTAGAATAATCTTGATAAACTGAACCATTAATACCTGCAGGACTCTCACTCCAAGGTATGTTCATATTCCAAATATTTACATTAAATAAATCCACATCACATACTGATTGGAAATTTAAAACATCTTGGTTCCAATGTGGTTCAGGAGTTTCACTATCATAAAAGTTGGTCATTCCTGATGGATAAACCATAACTCTAATATCACCTGTCGTACCAATGTGAACGTAATCAACAACATCTCTATCTAATGTTACCACATTCCCTACCACATTTACAACTCTATAAGTCAATACAGGATTACAACTTTGAAATGATAACAAACAATTTCTATCCGTTGGTGGTAATGGAGGGCATGGGTCAAATGGTGAATATGGCGATGTACAAGTTCCTGATGCTGGTGTATATGTACAATTACAAGAAGTATCTGTTTGGTAATATATTGTAACAAAATCTCCAGCAGAAAAAGTTAAAGTGGTTGCAGTATTACATGTATTTTCAGTTACAGTTATGGTATTCTGATTGAAATTAAGTGTACTTATATCAACCGTATAATTTGGCGTTTTAACATATTCAGACCCAGTTCTAACATACCAATTTGTTGGTAATGTTGAGGTATCGGCACTAAAAAATCCCCTCATTGGCGCTACGTTATATACATCAGAAACAACTGAGTCCATAAATGGTATCCCATATGTTGAACCTTGGTTACCATCTACATAATATGGATATTTGATATTTTGTACGTTTGCTGAAGGTACGGGAGCACTATTTGCAGAATTAAAGGATGGTTCTAAAATTACAGTATTTGTTTGGTCAAAATTAGTTATTACATTGTAAGAAACCTCACTATCACCAATTTGGAAATATTTTATATTGAAATTACCTTGAGACATTTTTTCTCGTCCCGTATCTGTAATTCTTGTGTTAATTAATCCTGAGGTATTTTTTAATATATAAGCCATCCTATATAAATATTATAATTTTTATTTTGCCGCGTTTGTTGTCATAACCACAGAGTCCACACTTTGAGAGCTTACGTTACAACAAGTACATCCGTTTATTGCTTTATTTATTAACGATACAGTATCTGTTGATTTCAAAATACAAACGTTTCCAGATATAATTTTAGCAACCTGTCTTTGTACTGTTCCTGAAATAACATCAGAACCTGAAATTGTTAGTCCTTGATATATTCTTGTTGTTCCTGTATTAAACTGTGTTGGTTGACTCGGACATGTTGAGTTTACTGCGGTTGTACTATTAGAAGTTTGTACAGTTGGTGTAATTGACTGTGTGACGTTATTTTTCTTAACACTTATAACACCGTTAACGCTTCCACCGTTTTGTACAGTAGAACTATAAATTGTATTAACTTGTATGTCGAATGATATTTGAGTACCGCTTGGAAGTGTAGTTACTTGGTTACCATTATTATCGTAAACTTTAACAGTATAATTTAATAAAGAGTTCCCTGAACCTTGTGGTACAATACTTGAATTTATCTCCAAAACATAAGTGTTCAAGGTTGTAGGTTGTGGAATTATTGCCGTTTGTGTTAATGTCACACTATTAGAATCTTGAACCCAAATTTGATATGTACCAGGTGGTTTGTTTGAGAATAATGGATTTGTTTGAGTTTGTGCCCCACCATTTAATGAATATAATATAGGAGGTGTTCCATTTACAGTATTAACATATATAGAACCTGTGTTTGGTTGATTTTCACAAACAGGTGTCTGAATAGTAGGACTATTCAAAGTCATCAAAGGGTTTCCGCAAGCACCATTTGTCATAAAAGCAGTGTTTGAAGAACCGTATAGTTGAAAAGCACCTGTAGGAATTAATATGTTTGAACTATTAGTCAGAACTGATGATGTTGTACTTCCTGCAACAGGCATAACCACTCTCCATTGGTTTGGGTTTGTATTCCAAGAAAGAACATATGGACCATAAATCCAAGTTGACCTACCATTTATTATTGTTGCTGATGGTGAGAACTGATATTGATAATAATTACGACCTGAATTTACTTGTAAACATAAAGTCGTGTTATTACTTGGAAAAGGAGTAGGTGTTGGGGTAGGAGTAGGTGATGGGGTTGGAGTTGGTAAAGCTAATGAACAAGTTGTTACCGCAGTATAATCAGGACCGCCACCGGGCCAACTATAATCAGTTACGGTTATTTCATAGGTTTGACCTGGAACCGCATTTGATAATGTAGGGCCAATTAAACCATTTGACCACTTAATTGTGTAAGGGGGAGTTCCACCCGTTACAATCATCGTAATTGTATTAGCACTTAAATTAGGTGAACATTCAACTCCCATAGGGGCTATCGTAATAACATCACACTCGCTTGTTGCGGTAATTCTAGTACATGGATATGTTGCCGTACAATTTGTACATGACGACTGACTTGTTAATGTTGAACCTGCTTGTGGATATGTTGGTGATGCAGGTAAAAGTTGACCTATTGGAATTACGGTAGAACATCCCGAAAAATATCCGGGTATCTGAACATAATAAACATCACCCAAAGTTAAGGACGAAACCAAACCAGTTAATGTATATGTTACGTTATTATCGCAACAGGATTTTAGATATGAATTAGCCATTAATTAAACTTTTACCAAAAAAATAAATTTAAGTTGTCAGTTATAAATACTAACAATGACAATTTATAGAAACTAACATGGATTTATTTCGGTACATTCATCACAACTTTCCATAACAGGAAAAGGAAAGACACTAGATATGTTAGTGTTAACTGAACTATTCCAATCAGATTGTACATATGTTTGGTCAGGGGTTTCGTAATTACTAATTACAATAGTACATCCTGTATAACCTGTACCAGTTCCCGAACCCGAAGTTGGTATGTTCACATACCAAGAAATGTTTGGGTCAAAAGTTGATTGAAATGTTGAATCGAATGTAAAAGTGTAATCTGAGCAACAAGCACTAAAATAACTTGGTGCATCCACATCATAACACTCTTGACATGTATTATAAGGTACGCTACTTACTGTTAGTGTTTCACCAACTTCATTTGTAAATTGATATCCTGAAAAATACCAACACTCAGAGTATTCACTTAATGTGACTGTTTTACCAAATTCTAAAAATGGGTCAACATTAGTATATTTACATTCAGATAAGTTACTACATTTACAAAATGTGTATAATACATTACCGAAGTATGAACAAACTACGGGTATTTCTTTTACACAAGGAACATTTGTTTCTATTATCTTTAAAGAAACCGCAGGAGCTCCACTAAAAAAATCAGGTAAAGGAAAAACTTCAATAGGTGGTACCGTTGATGTTATTGTTTGAATAAATTGACAATTATTACCTAAGAAATCACAAACATATATTTGATATGGGGGTGTTAAACCTGAAATTGATGAAATAATTATATTTTTCATAATCTAACAACTTTCACAATCTATGTCATAAACAATTTTTAATTGTACAGTGATATTTTGATTTGCTAAACCATTATTTGACTCTTCACATGAGGTATCAACTGTGATTGTATTTTCAGTAGTATTAACTGTTACAGTTCCGATACCTGTGGCACCACTTAATAGATTTTTAACCGTATTTGACCACTGTGTTTCGGTAGGAACGTCATTAAGTGTTGTTGCGGTATAAAATGATTGACTATAACCCGTTCCTGCAACAGTTGTAACCGCTGAGAAAATTGCGCTATTCATCAAACAATTTGTACACCCACTTGTTAAATCAAGATAACCCTCAACTAACATTTTTGACATATCTCGTTCAATTATTTCACCTGTTGATGCAATAACACTATCACACACGTTAAATAATGAAAAATTACTTGCTAAAAATGTACCCTGTAAAGTTATACTATTAGATAACACGCATCCCGCAAAATCTGTCACGGTTAAAGTGTAAGTACCTGCAGATAAATTAGTTACAGTATTTCCCGTTTGACCATTGACATTTGATGACCAAGTTAGTGTGAATGGAGGTAACCCTTGATATATGTTAGCAACAATTTCACCATTCGAACCATTTGTTGAGTCCTGTGGTATAAGTGTAAAATTCACATTTTCACTACTATTGATAACAAACGAACTTGTTTCCTCACACAAATTTTTATCTTCAATGGTTGCAAAATAAGTACCTGGTGCTAAGTTACTAAAAGTATATGAACTAAAAAGTATTTGTGGTGACGCTTGATTATTATTTCCATCGATATCTACAATTGAGAATATGAATGGTCCTGTCCCTCCTGACGCCTTTGTGATTGTTACAACTCCATTATTATTTCCACATGTTGTACCTGTGGTATCAATTGTAAGACTATATAATGACGTTGTTTCTAAACTATATATATTAGTGTAAGTACAAACACCATCAGTAATTGTAAGTGAATAATTTTGTGAGGATAAATTAGTAAATGTTTGACTTAATCCTCCAACTCTGTTTAAACTTGTTCCGTTTGCACCGCTTAAAGTATAAGTATAACTTATACCATTTGTATTACCAATTAAAGTTATATCTAAGATTCCATTCGAATTACCACATGTTGGTTGTGTTATATTAATAGCACCAATCGCAAAACTATTAGATTGATTTATTTGTACTGAAGTTTGAGTGTTACATAATGCAGCATCTGTAATTATAATCTGATAATTACCCCCTGGAAGATTAGTGAAAGTATAGGTTTGGGAGTAACTTATATCGGTGAATGAAATTGAGGGTATATTAAATCTATATGGTGGCGTTCCATTGATTAAAGTTACCGTTATAGAACCATTACTTTCAAAACAAGTAGGTGGATTAGTTTCGGTTGATGCTATTGATACTGGTAGTTTTTCAGTAATTTCAGATGTGACAGTTAAAAAACATCCAGCAGCGTCTGTTACGGTTACATCATAAAAACCGGCAGTCAAACCTGTGATAGATGAACCGCTTAAGGATTGATTTGAGTCCGAGAGGTATTGTATAGTGTTGCCAACCCCATTCCAACGATAATTATATGGTGATGTACCTGTCAACCCTGTAATAAAAATTTTACCAACTCCAGTACTTACATTACCGCAATCCGCATCATTTACGATATAAGTACCAAAGTTTAGTTGGGTTGAAGAATTGATAATAACATTTTCGCTTCTTCCAGTACACCCACCACCATCATTAGCAATGATATAATAAACACCGCTCGGTAAATTTTGGAATGTGTAAGAGTTTGAACCAATATTAACAAAATCTATTAAATCAGGATTTGCATTCTCAATGTTTGGTTGTTCTAATGGTGGTAAAGTCGTGTTGTTTTGTAAATATAAATAAAAATCAACGTTACCATTACTATTTTGTATGGTAGCGGTCAAAGACCCGTCATTATTTCCGCAGGTAGTATTGATTACATCTGAAATATTTACACATGAAGTTCCTGACGATACTGTAATACTTACTGTCTGTCGATTGTTTTGAGTTGTGGCGGTCGGTGAACCACAACTATCATTAACAACAAAAACATATGTTCCCGCCGGTACGTTGAAATAATCTCTCGAACCATTTAAAACTCCTGTTTCAGGGTTTTCTCCTCCATAAGGAGGCCAAGGATTTGGTGAAATCCAAGTAATACTCATTGGTTCTGATGTGGATGACAAATATAATGTAAATCCACCTGAACCATTATTTTCGCAATCACCTATAACTGAAAACTGACTAAAATCGTATGAACAAGGCATTTATTATTGACAATTAATTGAGAAATCTACTCCCACGTTTATTTGAAATTCTGAATTTAAATTTAGTCCATCACAAGTAACTGTAAATATTGTAACTTGATTACCTGATATTTCATACGCTAAACCATAAGCAAATAAATTATCTAATTGTGTTTCTAAGGCGGTTAACCATTGAGCAGATGTTGGATAACTTAAAGTACCTAAATCAATACCAACTCCCTCAAAAAACTTATAATTTATAATTGTTGACCCTGCCAAACTTATATTTACATACCAACCACTACTAATTGTTGTTGTGTCGCAAGTTGGATTACTATTTGTATAGTTTGAAATTACTGAGTTTAATATAGAACCAAAGTTATTACCAATACTTGGGTTAGAAGTCCAAGGATAAATGTCGCAAATTGTTTGAGCCTGAGGACAGTCATATGTTAATATAGGCCCAACCAAAGTACATGGGTTGCAAGGAACAGGAACAATCTGACAACCTCTTTGTCTTCTCCAAACAAATTTTTGTCTATGAAATGCCGAATTTTCAAATCTTGTTCCGGCGTTCCAAAGTGTTGTTGCAGGAACCATTTGTTCCACCAGTCTCACCCAATAATCACCAATACCTTTTACATAGTTAATCATTTTTTGATAAGTGAATAAACTATCAGGTATTTCTTCAAAATCAATTGATTTCAGATATTTCCAATAAACAGATTCTAGTGTTGGATATCCCCCTGTTTTACCATTTGTAATATATTGTCTATCACGGACATTAATCATGTTTTGCCAAAATGTTTGAGCAAATTCAAAAAATGTTTTATCGATTGGATTTGGGTCAATTAATGTTCTATCTAAAATTGTTGGGTTCAGATATGTTGGGCAGTAACAATTACCACTTATTGTGTATCCTGTTGATGGAATTGGGTAATTATAATTTAATGAAAGATACCATACATCATATGTTAAGGCTTGACCAGGATTTAAAAACACATCAACATTTTTAGCGTTTAGTGTCAGTTTTTCATTGTCAACAAAATAAAATGAGTTGTTTCCGTCTGTATTTCTTCTTAAACCAATTTCTTCATCAGTCCAACTTTTCTTGTTATCTTTGGTTCTTGTTAGTGAAAACCCTAAATCAGTATATGGGAAATCTCTAAACCTATCAAAGTATTTTTGTCCGTATGTGAAATCTTGTAATTTAGTTTGGAAATTAGGGTTTTGACCCGTAAAAGTACTAGATGTCGCATCAAATACTTCGTTGGCTCTATGTTGTGGTGTTTGTTCAAACCAACCCGCACCTTGTTGGAAAAAGAAACTTTCAGTATCGTCAGGGGCTTTTGGGTAACCATTATCATCAACAGGGAACTCTTCTCTTGATAATTCAACATCCAAGATTGTGGTTTGAATTGTAAATCCTGTAAAGGTTCTACCTAAAATTCTAAATGTATTTTCAGGTTCCAAAACAGGTAAATCAATCGCGTATGTTCCACCAGAAATCTGAGCATATTGTTGATTAAATTGGTTCATATTAATCCTTTGGTCCGCTAAGTAGATATATTCGTTGAAATCTACAAGAGCATCAGGTGCACCAATTAATCTTAATAAGTTTTGAATTGATGCTCTTGTTCCTTTGGATTTGAATAGGTATGCCGAATTTAGAATTAAATTTCTATAAAATTGATAGTTTAACTCATCGGGTGTAGGAGCAACTGGTTGTCCGCTGAATTGACTTGGTGTATTATTACCAAATACGGATTCTAATAACCCCTCATTTGATATTGGAGATATGTTTGCGGTCCAACCTAATGTTTGGGCTAAATTTTTTAGTAATTGAGATGGTATGTCATTTTTAACATTGTAATTGACCGAGTTCATGAAGGCAAGAGCCTCAATAAACTTCTTAACTTGGTCAAAACTTCTACCGTAAAGTTCTAAAACTTTAAGTATTTTTTGGTCATTAGTGTCAAAATCTTTAAACGCGCCTGTTGTTAAAAATCTTACAATCAAATTAGTTTTGAATTGGTCAAAATTTTCGGCAATCGCATTTAAGTTCTGTAAGTAAGTCGTAAATGATGGTGTTACAATATCTATGTTCCAAGGTCCATATAATGGCCAAGTCACAGAATCCGTAGTCACAAAAGTGGTACCATCATTCGCTTCTTTAACAACGGTAAAGTATGCGGTATATAGTGGAAAATTTTTTCTATTTAATATAAACTTTTCAACCTCATCAAAATCCTGAACAAAAACCATTTCTGTGGTCATGGGGTTTAATCTGATATTTAAATCATCATAAGTTAAAGATTGACCTGAAAATGGATTTCCCTTGACAGTTAATGTAATTGTTCCACCTGTTATACTTTGACTTGGTGTAATGAAAGTACAATCATAAGGAGTACCACTTAAATAAAGGCTATATTTATCTATATTTTTTACCATATCCCTCATTGGTGATATTTCAATCTCATAAAGGGATATATTTCGTGTTGAATTTACACTAAAATCAATATTGAAAGGATTTACAATTTTTGTAACGTCTATAGTAAAAGTTGTATTATCCGTTGATTCATTGTAAGTTATATTAGTAGCGGTTGTTCCTGTTGTATAATTTCTTCTGAAATAAACATCAAAAGATGCGGGAAAGAAATTGATAATTTTTGTAACCGATACTGACATTCTTTTTACCAAAGAACCGTACTGTGAAAACAAAGATACCTTACTTAAATCATAATTAGGATATACTTGAAAGTTCTTCTCAATAATCGCTTTGGATTCCTCAACGGATGTCATACCCATTGAGTCCAAAGTTATCGGTTCAGAAAAAGTTCCAACTACAAATTCTCTGTTAGATTTTTCAGTTATTGATACCGTAAAATCAAAATTACCTTGGGTAAGACCTCCCCCATCTACAATCTGAAAGCCTACCAGATTGTCAGAAAACGTATTATCTGCAGTTGCCTGTTGTGGGGGACAAGTATATTTTTTAGCCATTATTCGGTAATATTTGTGAAGTTTTTACTATAATCTATATTGTCACCTCTGTCTTGTCTAACCTCATACAATAAACTATTAAATTCATCTCTGATTTCATATAAGTTGTATTGTCTAAATATGTTATTATCTCCGTCATACAATGTGTAAATACCATCATCCATAGATTTGGTTTGATTACCCAACAATGCAATTGCCAATGTTGATGTGTCGTTTTCAACAATTTCAACCTCAATGGTTATGGGATTGAAGAATGTATTTGTAATAATAACATTTTGATTAGGTTGTCCGATAAAAGGAGTTGCGTTTGGTTTATTTGTTGGCGATGATGATGGTGATAAAGTACAGAAAATTAAATTTGTTGCTCCATCAACATATCTATATCTAATTGATTTTTGAGAACTATTTGTTTGGTTTTCTAAAACTGGCTCACAGAAAAAAGAAGATGTTATAATTCTGAAAAAATTAGGTATTTTTGTTCCATCGTCGTTTAGATATTCAACTCTGAAACCTACCAATCCTTGACTTACAAATTTATTTCTGAATTGAGCGGGAACCGCCTCGATATTAAAGATAAGACCTTTTACATTTGGTAATGCAGATAACACACCGCAATCTGTGATTGTCGTTCTAATTTGAGCGGGTCTAATGTATATGTTATAAATTCCAAGTGCGTTGAATTGGTCAGAAGGTAACCTTAGATTGTACAATCCGCCCAATATTTCAACATCGGCATTTCCTCCCGTATTTTCATTATTAAAATAAGGTGTTAGTACTTCTTGTGAATTAAGTGTTGTTAATAGAAAATTATCCGTAACATCTCTACTTTCAGTGTAGTTAAGGATTATTTCAACATCTTCGGGTGATACATCTGCTGGTCTTATGGTTCCGTATGTTCCTGTAGCCATTTCAATTTTTAATTATAAATAGTTATGTTTGATTTTTTTCAACATTAAAATATTTGTATCCATATGAAACCAAACCTCCAATTGTGGATACTTCGCCTAATCTTCTAACTTTTTCAAAAGGTGATATTTTACCTCGTTCAATATATACATTTGAGAATATCTGAGGTTCATCAACAACATTTAATAATGTCTCGTCTTTTGTAATTGCCGTCATTATAAGATTGTCTGATGTAAGTCCTGATGAAGCTACAATATATACCGTAGTCCCATCGACATAATCATAATAATCAATACCATTGACGTTATAACCAACGGATAAACCGTCCTCTGACTCTCCGTTGTAAATACCAACGGTTCCACTTGCTCCTGTGACACTTTGGTTTAGTTTAAATGATTTGCCATTTACAGTTGAATTACCCTTGTATTGTGAGATATCATTTAGGGTTGATTTGGTATATCCTGTAATTATAAATGGAATAGATGTGAAATCATTTACAAAATAGTCATTTAAATTTGGATTTGAGTCACCTGAAAAGATATAATCATATGAAATTGGAATACCTGACCAATTTCCACCTTGAGCAATAAAATAGGCAGTTCCATTAGGATTTGGTATTGTTGTTCCTGTGAATGGTACATATATCGTTTTTTCAATAATTGAAAGTCCAAAAGATGTTGAACCTGTCATACTTATTTTGTAACTACTTGGTGTAGATGCATATACGTGTTGGGTGTAATTAGGTGCAAAATTTGTAATTGTTTGAATGCCGGAATTATCACCCCAATCTACTTTGAAGGTAGAACCCTTTAGAAACTTTTTATATTGTTGGTCAGAAGTGTTATAAAGATATAATGTTGTTGCATTTCCTCCCGTAATACCAGAAAAGACAAAGTTTGTTATAACATCTTTTTGTAAAACCGCCCCATCAAAAACTGAATAATAACCGATATCAACCGTGTTTTGTGTAAATAAAACAGGTATTGTGAGTCCCGTCATTAAAGAAGTTCCACTTGTACCACCTGTTACAACTTGAGACATTTTTAAATACACTTTTGTTTCACCTGTTGTGAAATAAAAATTTTCTGTGTAAGAAGTAAAATCACAACACGCCTCATCCAAGGTATATGTAACACCTGTTGATGCGGTAAATATTACATCTCTAAGGTCACTTTTAATAACCTCTGGCGATATTGTAATGAAATACTTTTGTTGTTCCATATTATGGGTTTCTATATTCGTACCAATTTATGGGGTTTTGAGTATTTCCTACTCTTGTTGGTTGATTTACTATATCAAATATTTGATAAGTATAATCACTATAGTCCATCACAACTTTATAGTAAAAATATTTTTCCTCATTAAATGTGAATTTACTATTTGCTAATTGTGGCGAACCTTGTGACCTCGTCATCATTTTAATAAACTGACCTGTGTTTGCATTAAAGAATTTTGCGGTCATATAAAAAGTGTCAAGATTATAAAACTCTTTTGATTTTAACCAATAAAAAAAGTAACCTTCTTTTTGATTTACATAATCTAATGTGTAAGTAGGGATACTAATATTCACATCAGGTAAGTATTGTGATATTGAGAACTTAGCATCAGAACTTTGATTTGCTGGTAATATGATTGAAAAATAATTTCTTTGTGTTTTAGTTTGTGGTGTATCGTAAAAATCTAATTTGAAAAATGATTTCAAAAATGGTTTTGTTGTGTAATAAATTTCCTCTAATGTAAATCCCAAAGGTTGGTACGATAACCCCCAATCATTTTGAGAAGCTGTAGAAAAATTATCTGTAAGTCCTGTATAAAATGAAAAGTTGTATTTGACCAATGTTTCAAAACTATTAAAATACTGTTTGTTTTGAAATCTTGCTAATTCAAAATCTTTCGGTATTCCAATTGCCTTTTCAACAACATCTTCTTGGAATGCATCCAAACTATCGTCTTGTCCATAAAAATCCCATTTGATTTCAATTGGTATATCAATTTGTTTGTCCAAGTTGGACCTCAATATTTTATATTTACTCACAGCCATCTATTACAGGGAATTCAACATCGGTTATTGTAGAAATAGAAGTAGAACCTTCTGGTATTAATCTGAAAATTGTTGTCTTAAATGGATAATGAGTACCATTTAAAAAAGGAAAATCCACACCTCTACCATCAGAATCTATGTACCCATATGGATATATATCTTTCCAAAGAAAAGATTGTGCGTTATTATCATAAACCGCCCAATCAGGTATTTCACTCACTTTGTCAGGTTCACCTTCCTCAATGTATGTTGAAAAAACTTTGATTGTAATTGGGTGATGAACTTTATAATAGTAACCCAAAGGGTTTTGTTCCTCGGATTCTCCTGTTATATTAATATCAAATACACTTTCATTATATGTTATTTTGTGGTGAATATTTGAAACTACCCTTTCTGAATATTCAGAGTCATTCCACTCACAAAAATCGCCATCAATAACATCACCTTTTGATAAAGGAACATTGTAGTAAAAAGTTCTTGGGGATTGTCCCGGTAAAGTCCTTGTGTAAGATGCGGTTTGTATATTTACATATGAATTTGAGTTAATTTGATTTGGTACATTTGTCCACCATTGGTCAGGTTTTTCTTGATATACCGGTAAGTTGAACTCCCACCCTTGTTTCAAAGCCTTTTGACCATAAGTTGGTTTAGATGTCCAACCCAAATATCCAATCCATTGATATGTAAAAAATAATTCACTCAATGGTCTTTTTTGATTATCTACTAAATTCTCTATTGAGACGTTATCTGCAAAAGTTAAATTATAACTTTGACTGCCTTCTTTTATGGAGACTCTTGAGATATAATTAGGTGTTGTTGCCGAAGGTTCGTATTGTTTAATTACTTTGAATGGGTTAAGTTCAAATCCCGCATTTGTTAATACCGCATCTGAATTGTTTGTCAAAATTTTGTTTCTTCTGACATAATATTCAGACCTTGTAACATCCAAATTATTTTCATCTATAACTCGTTTAAATGTCCCTGTAACACCTTCAGAAAATGTTGTACCTGTATAGCCAACATCAGGGATACTAAATACAAAATCTTCTGAACCATATAAACCATCACCTAAGTTTGTAACTTGGAATATATTTTGACTGCCGTAACTAAACGACAACTCAGCAAATTCGTTTACATTTAAACCATGTTTACACAAACATCTAAATGAGATAAGGCTTTGTCCATTATACACACTTCTATATATTATAAAGGGGATACCATTTGCAGAGTTCCAATTTAATCTAACGCCAGTTTTCGGCTCAACTCCCGTCATAGTTCTTTGTACATTATCATACGCATAACTCAAAAAGAAATTCCAATTATAACTTGCTGCACTTGTACTAATAAAATTTATATGTCCATTTGTGTTTGGTTGTGTATAACCATCAGTATCGTTATCAGTTCTTGATAAATCAAATTCATTATAAAGTGGATATCCTGACCAATAAACGTTTGTAACACCTGAACACGATTGCCTGCTCGCATCCAACGCATTTACGTAATATAGATTTTCATAAAATGGTCTATAATTGGTTTCACCAACATATGTGTTTTTGAAAAGAAATGTTATTTTGGTGGAAGGTCTAAAAAGAACTGACTTTTCTCTCTCGTTGTTATAAACGTCAACTAAATTTATTATCTGACTTCTATCATATTCGGTGATATTTTTTGAGGTTTGAACCAAAGGAACATCTAAGGAATAACTCAACGTAGGTGCCGATTTATACCTCAACTCACTCGATAATATCTTATAACTAGTTTCTTTTCCCATGTTATTACTCTAATCCTTCAGTGTCAATCCATTTAGCGGCAAACCTATCAAATGCGGATGCTCCATTGGTTAGTCCAAAATAAAAATAAAACGGAGCACCAAATAAAAATGGTCCGCCCCCTATGTATGGTTCTGGGTCATAATCCAATTGTTCTGTATATTGATTATATACATTCTCAACGTTATAAATCCAACCTTTTTGATATTTTATTATATTTGTTGTATTTGGTTTATACATTCTACTAATATTGTATGGTAAAAGTCTATCAATTTTTTGATACCTATATGAAAAGGAATCCCACTTCCAATCATTACCTTGATTTCCAAAAATGTTAGACCTACTTGTATTATCATTAATAGACCATAAATAAAATGGAACTTCCTGAGTTGTTATTGGTATGTCTTGAGAAGCACATACATCACCGATTTGAGCGTCTTCATTATAAATTGTTCTATTTGGTGAAATATAATCTCTCGCCTGTTCATTACCATTATAAAAAATTCCAAAAACGACATCTTTAGGACTTCCAAAATTTGTTCTGAGATAAAGTGAAGAACTTAAATTTGAATTAGGTGGTGGTTCAGGATAATTTTCAGGGTCGTAGGCATCAACCCCAAATTGAGAATTTGTTGCTATTAATTGTGCGAAGTCACCATCAACAAACCTTTTTTTCCTTGTATCAAAAAATTTTAAAACACTAGACCCTCTCGATTTGAATAAACTTGTAAATGATGTGTTAGCCAATCTTGAAAGTACGAATATATTGAGTAATTCTGAAGTATCACCAAAAGTTGTTGGGGATAAAAGATTCATTATATATCCGTCCCAATTTCCACTTTGTGATAAATACTTTTGTAGTTCATCTCGTGGTCCCAAATCCATAATAGTTGTCGGATACATGTGATTTTTAGTGTTACCAACAAATTGGTTTAATACTTTATTTCCTTCTCTCCCAACAAAAAAACCACCACCACTCGACTCCTTAAAAGGTGCTGACCGATAGTAGAAATTAAAGGTTTCTGGATGTAAAAATGTTATATCATTACAAAATTTATTATAGGGTTGATTGGGAGGATTGTCATTAGGTCCCGTGAAGAATCTTGTAGTTTTGAATGGAATTGCGAATAAAGTACCATTTATCCAATTATTAACAAAGAGATGTGAAAAAACTTCTCTACATGCTCCGAAATTAATATTAATCCTTGATGCCCATTCATTTATTAATTCTCTGTCATTTTTAACATTATCCTTTTGATTGTAGGGTCGTCTAACTAATTCATAGCAAGAACCTTGAACGAAGAATTGCGTGTTAAAAGTATCTCCGTCCCTGTCAGTGACGGAAACATATGTACAATTTGAGATTGGCGCTATTTGGACACTTTCCCCGTTTGATGTTGGTTGATAACAATTCAAAGGCACTAATGATTGACAACTGAAAGAACTTAATATATCAGATATCACATTTGGCGTTTCTCCAACTTCGGGTTGTTCAGGTTCATTAACTTGAAATGATAGTTGGGCTGGTTGAGTTTCTCCACTAGTAACAATTCCCTCAATAGGTACTTCGTATATTTTGAAATTACCATTTGACATACCTCCGTACGAATTAGGTCCTACCCCTTGATATATGTCTGATGTTGGTAATCTATCGCTTCTCATCACAATTCTTTCAGCATTTGTCATAGTAAATGTTGAAGCCGCGGGGTCATACCTTCTTGAGTAATATATTGGCTGTAATCTAAGGAATCTATATATGTTTCTAGCAAAAGAAGGTAACCCGTCATCTAAATTACCCCCATTTAAACACATAAACGGTATTCCCTCTACAGGTTCCCCAGGTTGATATGACCACTTGAATCTTATTTCGTCCCCGCTTGTATTAGTTGCCGTTGGAATTCCTAATTGTGCGTCAATACCATCATAATTATTTCTTGTATAAAAATTATTAATACCTATTCTTAAACCTCTTCCTGAATTAGTAGCATTAAATGTGTAAAAAGACGAAAGTTGCCTTAGGTAGGATGGTTGTTGGTCTGATTGGAACACAGTTGGTGGATATCCCGCCACCATGTTAACCCCGTAATCATCCTCTGATGTCTTTATATAATTGAAGACCGATGTAGTGTTAAATGGTTCCCAATTTTGTTGACTTGGTTTGAAGTGGTAGGATTTAAAAAACAGTCTTCCTTTTGTATAATTACCATCTATTTGATTTGCTTCGTTGTTTGTACCAACAAAATTATGTCTAGTACATCTGTGTGCAAAATCAACCGCCGTAGTTTGAGAATTATCTGATGGTGCAAGTCCGAAATCCAAACCATCGTTTGGTTGTAAAGGAATATTCATTTTAAAATTTCCTTCAACGGAGTAAGACCAATGATTTTGTTTTCCAAACAACCTTCCTAAACCTATTTTCATAGGTTGTGCGGTTGAGTGTGGGTCAACACCTCTCATTAAAATTGTAACATATAAAGCACCTTTATCTGCATAAATATTATATGGACTATCAACGTTTGTCCAATCCCAAGTAAATCCATCCCCAAAACCATCCGTTGTTGAAAAATATCTACCTGATAAAATTTGAATCCCTTGGACAAACAATCTTGTATAAGGTGTGAAACTGTTCATTTTATCTCTGGCATCGTAAGTTCCTCCCCAAAATTGGTCTATAAAGGCCTGACCTTTCATAGAATCTATCACTTGAAAATATTCAATCCCTGTTGGGAATCTTAGGAACTGATTTTGAGTTGTATCTCCGCTTATGTTATATTTAGTTCTTAATCTTTTACCTGTTAAAGGATGAGTATGACTGACATATATTTGAGATATACCGTTATTTATTGATGTCCCTGTTGTTGAATACGTACCAAATTGATTTAATACGTCACCTGATAAATTTAAATCACGATAATCAAATGGATTGTCAAAAGTCATCAAAGTGCCCTTCTGATATGGTTCTTCTGTTAAAAGTATTACGACATTATCATAATGAAATCCTAAGTTGTCGTAATTATTAACAAGATTGGAAATTAATGTACTTTGGTTATATTGATTTCCGACTAATTCGAAGTCGGAAGATAAATTTGTATTGTTTAATGTCCTGTTAAAACAAACTTTTATTTGATTTGTCCCTCCTCCCGCGTAGTAATTGTATGTTGTATTTCCTAAAGTAACACCAACCTGATTTAATGGTGATTCTTGAGTTGGGCTTATAGCACCTCTATTCAATCCACTACCAAAAAATTTACCTTTAGCGTTCATCAAATTTATTCTTTCGTGGAACGGTAAATTTAAAGGGGTGTAATAATCTTGCACGGTTTGAGATGGGTCAAAAAGTTCTTCTCTACCAAAAACTAAATTAGCCGGTGTTCTAATTGACCAACCATAATTAGTATTTTGTGGTTGATATCCTGCATAAAATGTCTGAACAATCGGATTAAAATCAGTTGAGCCATTTTGTATGTTCGTTTCATAGTTTGTTGAATTCAAAATGTCAGCTAATACACTTCTATTTATAAATGGTGCTTGTGACTGAGCACTAGTTACACCTAATGGTAAACCAGGAGAAGCGGTAGTCGGGGCACAATCGCACAATTCACAATCAGGAAAAGTATACATTGGTAGATTGAATCCTGACAAACCATCTAATAATCTTTGCATATTTTCGATTGGCTTGTCGAGATTTACTAAGTTTTGATTATCATTTATTTTAGTTAAAAAGTCTATAATATCTTGTAGTAATTTACAAACAACGTGTAAAACTTTAACGAATATCTTCAATAAGACACTCAAAAAAATAATCAAAACAGAAAATATTGTGAAAATAAAATCAGGTTTGAATTGGACATCATTAGCAGGAAATTTATTAGTGGTGCTTCCACATTCATCATCAGTTATTGACTTTATACCTGAAAACCGCCTATTGAATGCACCTTTTGTATATCTTGTAATTAATTGTGAAATCGTATAAACTTTGTTATATGACATTTCATAAAATCTATCATCACAATTTATTGCCTCATTCAAATTAGGATAATCGTCCCAAGAAATACTAAATTCATATGACCTTTTTAATTGAAAATATTCATATGTTAGATAACTTACTGTAAAAGTCGCCGGATTTTCACTATTAGTTAGTATACAACTACACGTTAGTTGTTGTCCAGGTTGTATAATTATATTATTTGTTTCAGATATTGGGTCACCGTTTATATAAAAACTAAGTGATTCAACGTTATTTTTATTGCTAATCTGAATTACACCTTTATCATATACACCATTAGTAGGTACTGTGAAAAGTTGTCCTTGAAATATCGGTAATACTGTTAAAGTCACAGGTTCTATCTCGAAAGTGCTTTTGATAGGGTCATTTGCAGAATTATCCCAACCGTATTCTTTTATATTAGGTATTAGAAAGTTTGCCCTCCTTATTGGTATTCCTAAATCAGGACTTTGGTTCCATTTTACTTTAAATCTATATTTGGCTTTGGTTGGTATTCCTTTTCTCTCATCGTTTGAAAAAACTTGTTCTCCAAATTCATTTGTTATTATGTAATCCAAATTCATTGGTATATCGAGTAACCAAGTGCCATTTTCGTCGATTACATTACCATTATTTTCTAATTCATATTCCTCTAATACCGGTCTACCATACTCATCTTGTTTTATTGTTTGTCTAATTGCTAAAATTTGACCAGGTGCCGTATATAATGAGCACATATTACCTGAACGTAATGGTGGTTTACAGTTCTTTTTTATTGACCCTCTATCAGCGTCAGAAAATATTGACCCCATGAATATCGAAGTTGGTTTGATTTCTATATTATTTGAAGCGGTCAAATCAACGTCGGACCTTGTGATTGATATTTGACAATATTCATCATCTCCCCACAATGGATTTACAATTACATCTTGATTAATTGTTATAATTTGAGGTAATGACGTTATGTTTTCTGAAGTTCTAAACTTTGTTCCATTTACTTGGCTATCAGTTGCAATACCCAATCTGATTAAATCTTGTGGCGATTGTGAGAAAGGACCGATGTCTGATAAATCAACATTAATTACCATTCTATGACTACCAACTGGAAGTCCGAAAATCATAAAGTCACCACTATCATTTGTGGTTACAGTATATTTGTAATATTTGTCATAGATTTCAACCGCAGTTGGATTAACTAAAACATCCTCTAAATCAGGAAACGAACCTGTTGCCACATGACCAGGATATGATGGTTTGTAGGGTAACAAATTATATTTATATCCATCTTCATTTACGTCTTGGATACTTTTATAAGGGTATATTGAATTAATGATTGGATTAACCTCGTCTTGAGGTGTAATTGGAATAAAAATTCCTATTTTAGCGTTTGGTACTCCAAACCCATCATTTATTGATATTCTACCAACTAAAACACCATAATCGGCACATCTTCTCGTATAAAGTTCTTGTTGAGATAACTTTACAGATAAAATTTCAATAAATTCAAAATCTTGGTCTAAATTTAATGTTACTGTTTTATCTTTCCCGACCTCGGTTCTTATTCTTAATGATTTGGACATTCAATACTTTTTGAATAAATAGTTTATAATCTATTTTCAAAAAATAGTTTAAGTAATTGAAAAATAAATTTATTAACTGAAATTAACAGTTTTTAGATTCTTGACTCTAACGCTGATGTCTTTACCAGGAAACCTGACTTGGTATGTTTGTGATGGTTCAGCGAATATCGTTTCATCAATTAATTCAATTTGTTTAGTTGCTGAGTCAGAGTATCTTTGTGAAGTTTGTGAAGATGAGTATTGTCCTCCCACTAAGTTAAAGACATCAATCTGTGCTACTGTAACTACACCATTTAGGTTTTGAATATCCTTTTTGATTTCTGAGACATACACGTTTTGTCCCATTTCACGATTACTTGGTGAGAAGTAGTTAGAAATAATATCTACGATTTGAGTGATAATTGAACCTTGATTTTGACCACCGTCTAATACTACATAAACATCAAATTTAAGGTCAATAACTTGAGCACTTTCAATTGATACGTAATCATTAATCATTCTGTAATTTGACAAATAATTTGCAAGGTTTGATTTAATGGTGTTTGATAGTACGTTAGTTAATTTACCCGTGGAATCATAAGATAAACATTGTATTCTGATTTTGTTATCTTGTTCTATAATTGCGACTTTTGCAGGTGCTCCGAACTGTGACGGCATACCACGTATAATCGACTCGTAGTCATTAATTGTAACCGCTCTTTTTTGTGCTGCAAAATTATATGTTACATAATTTCTTACTTCCTCTACCGTTGGGAAATTTGCACCTCCAATTGCTGCGGTTGTATTAGTACAATTCAAAGAGTTAATAACTGATGTGTTTTGTGATTGAGATGGTCCATTAACTGCAAAATTAATAGTACCCAATTGATTAATTACATTAACACCAACATTACTACTTATACCACCACCCACTCTATATTGAATAAACAATGTTGAGTTTGCCTTTAGAGTACTTCCCAACGCTAAGTTGTTTGAATATTTCTGTAAGTTAAGTGGATTTCCTGTTGCTGCGAACTCTCTTAATTGTTCATCAGCGGATTGACTACCTCCACCGAAAGTTAATTTAAAAAATCCTTCAGGGGTAAATTCTGTAATAAATTTGTTGCTTGTAGAGATATATTTACCTACCTTTATACCAGGTTGGTCAGACGCTTTGGTTGGGTCTTCTACGAAAACCTTATCTTGTATTAACGCATCTACCTCATACCATCTCCCGTTTGTTCCCAAAAAATCTTGGTCATTAGGTACATTAGCATATTGAGTTCCGTCTTTTAGTAACACACTTGTAACCCCCAAAACATTTTTTTCAGGTAGGAATAATTCAAAAAATGGCACAACATCGTTTGGTAAAATAGTTCTTTTGAAAACTTTTGTGATACCATTTACTACGGTTTCTCTTTTTGTGATTGTATAGTTTAATATATTACCGTTAGAATCTAAATTAGGAATTTTTGTTCTGTTAGGGAACCCTTCATTATTGAATGGTGATGTGAAATCTATATCATATACGGTTTCAAATGTTTGTCCTGCGCCTTGAACTTGTGAGCCTCGTCTTATAACACCACAATACCTAATATCTTCTTTATCTCCAAACGCTGGAACAATGATTGAAAAATCAACCAAAGCAACAGATGGTCTTTGTCCCGGTACTTTTAATCCGTAAGTTCTTGCAATGTTATAAATTGATGAACGTTGCTGCGCATATTGTAAAACAGTTTCTTGGATACTTCTGTCAATCTGAAATTGTAAGTTGTCTGATACCGCAGCGTTTAAATCCAACAAAACTGAAAATACAGATGCATCATTTACATTGGCAAGTAAGTCAGGATAATATGTTCTTACAAAATTAATTAATTCAGTCCTAATTGATTGAAAATCTCTGACTGTATATGATATTTTTTTATTAGCCATATTTTTATATATTAATTATTATAAAATCACTTGATTCAAAAGCATTTGATGTAACAACAAAGTCAATTCTTACTTTTGCGGTATGTTCTTTTGTTCCTATACCAGGCACCCTGAAAACTCTTTCGTCTCCCGATATTACAGTTCTTTCGTCACTTTCTTCCTCTGTTGATGCATCATACACTTGAAGGTTGGTTATTTTAAGATTGGGAATATATTTCTGAACTGAATCTCTAATTTCCGCATCTATTTGAGAAAATGTAGGTCCATCCATAGGTTCAAAAATATATTCATATAACCTTGTTCCGAAATCTGGTAGAAAATATCTAGTACCTCTTCTTGTTAATAATAGATGTATTAAATCCGTCCTCAACTCTTCATCAGGTTTAGTTGATAAATCCAAATATCTACCATCGTTAGAATCTCTAAATGGGAAATTTATACCATATGTAACTCCGTTTGCCATACCTATAAATATAGAATATTAAATTTTGTTTTCATTAATATCATAATAATAACTATCCCCATCCTCAGAAATCCATCTATCTGAACTTGTTTCAACCGATGGTAATGAATTATCAACTTTTATGTCTTTTAAATTCAGTGGAAACTCAGTTGTTATCCAATTGGAATCTTTCCAAAATATTCTGTTATTTGGTTGACATAAAAGATACCCATCGTCTGACACAAGTAAATGACCACACTTATAATCAGATGGTTCATCTGAGTAAGCATTATCAAACCAATCTATTGTCATCATATATGTCACCCAAACTTTTGATTTATCTTTTAATAAGACCTCAGCCCTTTTACCTTTCAAAAATTCATATTCCGTTATACTAACGTTTTCTGAAAAACAATCCCATAGTTGTTTGAAATGAAATGGTATATCCTCGGTTGGTTCTTTAAGAAAAATCTCAGAAATTGGAACTCTTGACCTTAACATTCCATAATCTGTCATGACATGAAAAGTTAATATTTTACCTGATACAGATTGAATACCGAAGGCATAACCATTGTGGAACTTATCTCGGTCTTTATCATTTTTAGTGAAGTGGGATACTCTGATTAAGCACTTAAAACTTTTGATATTTTCGTTAAGTGTCGCCATTTTATTATAAATATCCCAAAACAAAAAATCCCGATTTCTCGGGATTTATGTTATGCTGAACATCCAAAACATTCGACCAAACTACTGTCGGGTCTTGGAGGTAAGTTCATTTTACTGTAATCAACATCAGGTAATGGTTGTGGTTTTGACTCTTTACTAATATCAACCGCCAAGTGTTTTGCCCCTGTTGATATAGCCTTTGTTCTAACGTAATAACACATAGTTTTTAATCCGTTTTCCCAAGCCCTAAAGTGAGATGAAGTGATTTTTGATACTGTTGGATTTGCCAAATAGATATTCATTGATTGAGATTGGTCGATAAATGGTGCTCTATCAGATGCCATATCAATTAATTCTTTTTGTGAAATCTCCCAAATCGTTTTGTATTTTTTCAACAAATGTTCAATTCTTTTTACTTTTTTGTTGTAGTTTTTATCCTCAGCGTCCAAGTATTTGTTGAAATTAATTGATTGGATTGAACCTTCATTTATAATAATTTCGTTTTTAACTTGTTCGGTCCAAATACCAATTTTTTCAAAGTCGGTAATTAGATATTTGTTAACAATCATGATTTCTCCACCAACAACTCGTCTGTTAAATAATGCTGAGTGAGCGGGTTCTGTCATTTCATAAGACCCTGTGATTTTAGCTGATGACGCAACTGGCATCTGAGCGGTGGTAAGTGAATTACAAACACCAAAGAATTTAACACTTTCTTTAAGTGAGTTCCAATCCCACATTCCTGACAAATCACTCTCATTTAATCCCCACATATCAAATTGGAATACTCCTTGAGACATTGGCGACCCTTTAAAGAAGTCATACGGTAAATATTCTGCAGTTTTGCACAAGTTATTTGACTCGTAAATCGCTCCGTAATAGATAGTTTCAAAGATTTGTTTGTTAAGTTTTTTCGCTTCATCAGAAGTGAAAACATAATCCATTAAATAAAATACATCTGCCAATCCTTGAGTTCCGATACCAATAGCACGCTGCTCTAATCCACCTTTTTTACCTTTTTCTGTTGAGTAATAGTTGATATCAATAACTTTATTAAGTGCTCTTACAACTTTACGAGTTTCTTCAAACAATCTTTGGAAATTAAACTTTCCGTCCTCAACAAAGTTCTTCAAAATCATAGAAGATAGTGTACAAATCGCTGTTGTTTTTTCATCAGTATATTGGTAAATCTCATTACACAAGTTAGATTGTTTGATTACACCGATATTTTGATGGTTTGTCTTTTTGTTAGCGTTATCTTTTGAACAAAGGTATGGAACACCAGTTTCAATTTGTGATTCAATAATCTTATACCATAACTCTTGAGCCTTGATTTTTTTACCAATACCTAAACTTACGGCTTTGTTATAGATTTCTTCGTATTCATCACCGTAACACTCTTGGAGTGGTTTTAATCCCGCTTTACTAATGTCATCAGGACAGAATAAATACCAATCTGATGACTCACGAACCGCTCTCATAAAGTTATCAGGTAACCACAAAGATGTGAAAAGGTCTCTCGCTCTTAACTCTTCAGGACCTGTGTTTTTCTTAATATCCAAAAGGTCAAAAATGTCTTTATGCCAAGGTTCAATATAGATGGCCGCACTTCCCGGTCTTCTTCCTTGTTGGTTAAAGAACCTCAATGATTCATTTACGATTTTAAGATACTTCAATAATCCACCGGCAAATCCACCTGATGAAGAAATTCGTGTATCTTTTGACCTTAAATTACTCATACAAAGTCCGATACCTGCAGCATCAGATGAATATGTTGAGATATCTTTTAATGTGTCTAACAAACCTACTCTTGAGTCGTCGTTATTGTAGTGTAATACACAAGATGCTAGTTGAGGTACTTTGGTTCCCGCATTAATCATAATAGGAGTTGCAGGGGAAATAAGTTGGTTTGACAGGGAATTATAGTATTCAACAGCCTCTTCAAAAGATTTTGTAACCCATAACGCGACTCTCATATACATATGTTGAGGTCTTTCAACTGACACACCATTTGAGTTCTTTAGTAGATACATCTCTTGTAGTGAACGCCAAGCAAAGTAATCAAAGTTATAATCCAATTCGTGGTTAATTACCTCATCAATTTTGTCTTTACCATAGTATTTCATAGTTAAAATAAGGTCTTCATTAATGATACCCTCCTTATTTAAACTTTCCATAACCTCTGAAAAACTTGGGTTTGTTTCTTTGTGGTATGATGAAATCGCAACGGTTGCTGCCAATCTACTATAATCGTAGTGACTACCAGTATAAGCCGCAGAAATCTCATAAACCAACTTGTCCAAATCCTTAGTGGTGATTTTACCTTCAGTTGGAACGGATGTGATTACTTTAATGAATATTTCGTCTGAATTTACGTTAAGTGACTTAGACGCCTTTTTAATACGGTTGTATATTTTGGTGGGGTTGAAGGCTACTTCTTCCCCACCTTTTTTAATAATTGTTAATGACATAGTTTATAGTTTAAAAATCCTCATCAAATGAGATTGCCTCGTTAAGTTTTGCTTTTTGATACTCGATAGTTCTACTTTCAAAGAAATTACCTTTGGTTTCTACAGCAATTTGTTCCATAAATTTAAATGGTTGTTCTACGTTAAATTCTTTTTTACACCCAAATTTAACTAAAAGTCCATCAACAACAAACTCTAAGTATTGTTTCATTAGGTTTTGGTTCATACCAATTAATGAAACAGGTAATGATTCTGTAATAAATTCCTTCTCAATCTCAAGTGCTGACAACAATATCTCCTTGATTCTTTTTTCTGATATTTTGTTTTCTATATGATTGTTAAATAAATGAATAGCGAAATCACAATGTAGGTTTTCGTCTTTGAAAATCAAGGCGTTTGCGTTACACAATCCTTGCATAATACCTCTTGATTTTAACCAAAAGATTGAACAGAATGAACCTGAAAAGAAGATACCCTCAACTGCTGCGAAAGCAACTAACCTCTCTTGGAAAGATGCGTTATTAATCCAATTAAGAGCCCAATTCGCCTTCTTTTGAACCGCAGGGAGATGCTCGATTGCTCTGAAACATTCCAACTTTTCTTTTGGGTCGTTAATATATGTGTCAATTAATAATGAATACATCAGTGAGTGGATGTTTTCCATCGCGAGTTGAAATCCGTAGAAAAACTTAGCCTCGGGATACTGAACTTCTCTGTAGAAATTTTCAGCCAAGTTCTCGTTAACGATACCATCAGAGGCGGCAAAAAACGATAATACATTTTTTACGAAATACTTTTCATTTTCTGATAGTTTTTCCCAATCTCTAATGTCCGTACTCAAATCCACTTCCTCAGCGGTCCAAAATGCCGACTGATGTTTTTTGTAAAAATCCCAAATGTCGTGATATTCAATAGGGAATATGACAAACCTGTTAGGGTTCTCTTTTAATATTTTTTCCATAATTAATTAACTTGTTGTTTTTCTTTTCTTTTATCCATCAATTCTTTCATTCTTTGACGACGCTTTTCTTCTTGGTTTTCTTCGTGACCCAAGAATGTTGTGGATGATTCAACATCAATCTCTAACATCGCATTATCAAATTTACAATTTTCAAAGATGACACCATCGTCACCGATACGAGATTTTGTAATCGCAATTGTTGCCAATTTCATCTCTTTTTGTTGTAAGGTTTTCGCCACCGATATGATAACGTGACCTACTTGTGCTTTCTTAATTGAACCCCCCATTTGGTCTGTGGTTACGACCTCTGATGAAATAGATGACCTATTTCCTTGTGTTGCGGTCCAACCCACCAAAGATAGTTCGTGACACATTGCTTCAAACCCTCTCATTACTGACCCCTCACTTTTCCACTCATCTTCAAGTTGTCTGTCAGGTAAAACACAATCAATGTAGTCCAATAAAATCATATCGATTTGTTGTCCGTCAGCAATTAACTTTCGAATTGAGTTTTTGATTTGATTCATAGACAAAGTATCGGAAGCATATTTTTGCAAAATTAACTTATTATTCATAGTTCCTTCAACTTCTTTTACCTTTTTCAAAACTTCTTCTTTCTTGAGTGTTAAATCGTCGGGATGTATTCCTGTCCATAGAACAATATGTTTTCTTTGAATAATCTTTGGGTTGTCTTCAAAGAATATCTGTAACACATTGTATCCCATATTAAACGCATGGTTTGCTACTTTAGTTAGTAAAGTGGATTTACCCACACCCGTAGGTGCTAAGATAACACCAATTTCTCCTTTTGCCAAACCACCTTTTAATAATCTGTCAATACCTGGGATACCCATAGGTATTGGGTGTCTGTAATCCTCATTCAATACCTCATCCAAGTTTGAGAACACATCCATAAGGGATGTCTCTCTTTCACCTACTTGTAATGCGGATTTAAATAATTCTTCAATTGTGTCATAACTTTCAAACTCCCCTCCGTCGATGATTTTTTGAGCCTTTGTCATAGCCTTTGAAACTTCTTGTTGTTTACAGAATTTCAAAGCCTTTTCTTGTACGAACTGTGGACCGTCAATGTTAACGTCCTTGATTTTTTTCACAGTATCGAGTACAACTTTCGCTACCATTTCTTGGGGTAGTTCGCTCCTTGTAATCTGATTTAGAGTTTCAAAAGATGGTGTAACTTCGTATTTCTTATAATACTCCTTAACCATTTGTAGGATGATTTTGAAGTATTTGTTCTCGAAATAACTAGGTTCAATAACATCAACAATAGAGTGGGCGAAGTCCTTATCTACAACAATCTGATTAAGTAATTGTAATTGAAATGATTGTCCTAAATATTCAAAATTTTTCTCGGTCGCCATATAAAATCTCCTTGATGTATTGATAAATATTACACATCTAAACTATAATCCGAATATTCCAAAGTTAATTTTTTTGTAGAAAAAATCTCTGTCAGGGTGTTCAGAATCGACTTTAATTTTGGGCGGAGGTCTACGGTGTATCTAACTTTTGGGGGGTAAATCTTCGCGTCGAGGTAACGATTGTATAACACGTTATCTCCGTTTTTAATCATAAGTGAAAAACTCTCTGGACCCTCGATAATTGATGTTTCCATAATCTGTGGATTCTCATATATGTCATACATATTGTCTAGCATATAAGATGCGGTTCTCACTCGTAAGTCGGACTTAAACCCGTCAATGAATTCAGAAATGTAGTCGTGAAGTTCCATTGAGTTACGGGCTTTGTGATTATAACCCCTAACATTGAAAAATCGTTGTACGATAATGTTTCCATTAACTTTGAGTAAAAACTCCAACTTGGTTGAATCTTGTTCTTTCATAATTAGTTTTTTTGATTTTTGAATTTCTTTTTTTCTTTTCTTGTTAGTTTCATTATTGGTCTTAAGAATTCTACCCACGCATCGTCGGTTTTGGGTAGGAATTTAAATATTCCGTCATCCATCATCATTTTGATTAGGTTCTTATACCCCCTACCATCAGGGTCCAAGGTTTCTTTATAATATTCTTCAACAATAGTTTTACCTTGGTCTGTGATAAGTGGTTCAGACAAATCAATTATCTTTTGATTAATCACAAAAAATTCTTCACCATAAATTCCGTCTTTTGTTTTACCTGTGAGTAGATTTTTAAGGGCCGTGTTTTCTTTGTCCTCTTTGAGGAGTTGTTCTGCTTTTGACAAAATATCACTAAAGGTGATGGGATTTTCAAGTATCTCGGGAAATAATTTCACCAAAGTTTTTTCTCCCATCAAACGAATACCATCGATATTGTCTGACGTATCACCACAAACAATTTTGGTTGTTTTGATATTATAGTGGGGAAACTCCAAGTCCTTATTTTTAATCATATCACCCATCTTATACGTTCTTTTTTGTTGGGGTGAATATACAGAGACCTTTTCAGAAATTAATTGTGTTAAATCCCTATCTGATGAAAAAATTGTTTTTTGTTCATCTTCTGATATATGACAATAATATGCAATCAGGTCATCAGATTCGTTATTTTCAACTTCAATCTGTCTTACAAACATTTCCTCCAAATATTGTTTTATTCGTTCTTTTTGTTTGTAAAATGATTCCTTCTTTTGGTCCGTCTCGGTTGAGGTTCTGTTTTCCTTATATTTTGGATATATTAGTTTTCTTGTGGATGAATTTGATTCACCATCCCACATAACAACTACCTTATCAAAGTTTTGTTCTTCAATGAACCTTCGGAGGGTATTTAAAAAATGATAAATACCTCCGATGTGTTCACCTTTATGATAATACTCCTTTACCCCGTAAAACCCAATTTTCAAAAGGTTATTACCATCAACTAAAAGTGTTTTTGTCACTTAATTGTTTTTAAATTGTTTGTAAAAAAATTCTTGATGTTATTCATCAATTTCTGATTCGGATTCATCTAGTAAAATCTCACCAGTTCCCGAAAGTATTGCGTTCCAATAATGTGAGTATTGTTTCTTATATTGTTCTAACGCCTCTTTAGTGTCACTAATATATCCTTGTGGTACTGCGATAATCTTACCATCTTTATATCCCAAACCATTTACGTGGTTTTTAATAATAGATACTTTGGTTCTAATCGCATAAGACACAGTTCTTCCGTTTTTAGTTGCGGTAATATGATTGATACCAGCTTTCTTTTGATTTCCAAATAAGAATACCAAAGAAGATGCTAACCAAAGAGCCTCACCACCTTTTGCCTTAATTTCAGGTTGTCCGAAAGGATTATCAGGTAAGTCAACCCAAGGTTGGTTAACTACAACCATAGTGTTGTAATATGGGTAATCTTCTTTCTTTGATTTAGAAATTCTTGAGTGAATACCCATACCAATTTTATCAGCTAGTGCGGATGCGTTATGCATCTTACCTCCCTTTCCCTCAAATGTCATCTTACAAGGAATTGAACCAACTGAGTCCCATAAGAATAATAAATTATATGGGATGTCTCCTTTTTCTTGAGCGTCCAACATTTCATTAATGAAGTCAGTTGCCTGTTCAATGTAATCGAAACTGTCGTTGAATATGAAGTCTCCGTCCCACTCTCCGTTACTATTTTTTTCGGCAACCAATCCTAGTTCGATTGCGTGTTCCCAAGACCATTTTTTTTCTGTGATGATGAAAACAGGAATATGTCCTTTTCTCTGAGCATCAGCTCCAGCTAAAATCATCGCGGTAGTTTTAGAGGAATTTGAGTGTCCCAAAAACATATTGATACCACCCATAATCGGACCTGGTAATCCACAAGCCCCCATAAAGGCCTCACCACAATTATAATAACTTTCGGGTTTGTACTTTGTTTTAGTAGAAAACTTATCTTTAATACTACTTAACCCGATTTCTTTTTTCTTTAACGCCATATTAAATTTCGTATTTGTAGAATTGTTCCAAATTTTCCAACTTGTCTTGTGCGTTGGCTCTTTTCTCAATTAACTTATCCATTTCTTCAATATGTTGTGGATGTTCTCCAATACCAACAGGATTTGTGAAATAAACAAGTAATGATGACTCAGCATCCAACATTTCGCTCTCGTATTTCTTCTTGAGAGCCTCGTACATTTTTAATTGAATTTTTTGCATATAAATTAGTTTTTAATGTAAATAAATAAAAAGCATGGACACTTTGTCTATGTAAATGTCCATGCTTAAGTTTGAAATTAGAATGGTAAATCTTCGTCAGGTGCGTCCATTGACTGTGGGTCTTGAACTGATGCAGAACCACCGATAGATGCGGTGCCTACGGATGAATCACCGTAAACGTATTTTCCTGCGTCTGAGTCCCAACGTGGAGTTTCACCACGAGCAATCGCCTCTAAATAATCTTCGGGTTTTTTTGAATATACGTCAGCCCAAGTTAGTTCATCTTCCAACCAAGATTTTGATGTATCAGCATCTTCGTGAAGTGGTTGTGGGTCATCGTACATAACCGCTTGAATTACGGTATAAGGTTTTCCGTTGTTTGCCTTTGTTTTGGTAAGTTCCAAGATAAGGTCACGTCCTTTTTCAGAATCGGTAATGTCACCTTTTGCTCTCCAAATAGGAATGATTTTGTCCAAGATACCTTCTTTTTTGTAGTTGTGTTTAAATCTCCAAAACTTAGGTCCGTCTTGTTCTGCGTCACGGTCAACAACTTTTACGATATAAAATAGTCGTGAGCGGTAGTTGCCGGCAAGTTTCTTGTCCGCCTCTTTACCTGTTGACATCAGTTCTTCGTAAAGTTCGTTAAGTGGTGAACGCTCATTGTCGTTTTTACCTGGGTCATAAAGTTTTACCCATTTTCCATCTACTTGTACCTCGTGATACCATACCTCTTTAAAAGGTGAACTACCATCGGGAGTTGGTAAAATACGAAGTCGTTTTTGTCCTTGATTTTCTTTATCGCCGAGAACCGCAGCGAAATACTTTTTCATTCTTTCGTCCTGACTCATCTTTGGAGATGAGGACGAGCTTGACTTTTGTTGTTTTTCATACTGAGCCAAAACAGCATCCATTGAATTTGTCGCCATAAATAATGTATTAAATTGTTAAATTGTTTCAGAAATATAGTGTGTAAAAGTGGGGTTGTCAAATGAAAAAGGGTGATTACTCACCCTTTTTTAAAACTCTTAAAGAAGTTGTCGAATATAGTTGGGGATTAACATTCTTTAATCCATATGTATCCTTGAACCATTTTTTGAAAAATTGTTTTACTTGGTCGTCATTTACCGTGAAATCTGCTTTTATTTTAGAAAATACTTTGTGTATATGAACTACCATATCCTTTGTTTTTTTATTATATTGAAATATGGGTTCATCTTTGGTATTGACATAAAATATCGTGTCAGGATAATCCTTATGTTTTCTTGGTTTGAAATGGTCGAAATACTTATTTGCGTAAAGCGTAAGTGCATCCTCCAATTGTTTATTCAAAACTATTACTTTCATAATTATTTAACTTCAACAGGTTTTTCGTTACCAGGGAAATCTCTGAAACTATCTTTAATTTCTGATGGTGAAAAATCTTTAACCTCATCAGTTGTTAAAACATATTCATTTTTTCCTGATTTTTCCATTTCTTCTTCTTTATCAACGAAGAAATCTGAAAGTTTTTGGTTATATGGACCCGAATCCAAACTTCTCAATTCTAATTTCTCCTGTGCCGTTTTTGGTCTATATTTTTCAACTTTTGCCTCCAATGAATCAATCTTTGATACCAATTTATCCATGTCGGCTAATTTGTTTTGTAATGTTTCAAGTTGTCCAAATAAATCATTGAAGTACGATTCTTGTTTTTCTTCAATTGATTTTTGAGATGTAACCAAATCTGTAATGTCTAATTCTTCGGTTCCTTCTCCTTTTTCTTGGGATTCTCCTTCAGCACCAATTTTTTCAACATCGGGGTCGTTTTCAACATCAATAGGTTGTGGTTCAGCGGGAGCCGCGGGTGCGGCTCCGGGTGCTGCAGGTGGTGGAGGTACCGCACCTGGGTCAGCGGGTGGTAAAGCCCCTGCCGCAGGGTCTGCTGGCGGTGCATCAGGTGGTGGAGGAACGTCTAACGCTTCTTGTTCATAGATATATCTATTTATTTGATTGTATCTTCTTAATTCTTCTAAAATTTTCTTATCAACACTCATTTTTTTAACCATTTAATAGTTGTTTTATACCCGATGCGGTTTCAACCTGAATTTTCTTAGATTGATTCATTGTATTGTCTACTCTTTCGATAAGACCATCTTTCATTCTTACGGTGTAACATTCACCGCTGTCCAAATCACAAACTTGTTTTGAACCATTCCCTAAATCTTTTTCGGATATTCTTGTATTCTTACCAAGGTAACTATCCAATATATTTTTAACTGAGCTCATATTATTTTATTTTTATATAAATATCATCATTTATTGTAAATTACAAACCTAAAATCTGTGCTTGTTGAATTGCTGATTTTATATTTTTTATTCTATCTTTACATTGTTGGGTTGGGAAAATTTCTTTTTCATAATTAGTTGTATTATCTTCAATAGGCCATGATGTAAATAACAATCTATCCATTTCCTCAGATAATTTGTCTAAGTTGTTTATTTTACCTTGAATATCTTTGATTTCACCCTTACTTAATAATTTTGTATCCACTTTCGCCTTAAAATATTCAATACCAAATTTTATAAAGTCGTTTGGCGAACCGAATGTTGCAAACGCCATTTCTTTATCACTACTAGGTAGTGTACCACAGAAATAACTTTCAGTCAGTAAACTATTTCTTGGTCCATATTGTATTTCTACTTTATTAACTTTCAAATCTAATCGTAAATTTACGAAATTACTTTCATAACCTTCAAAACCTGTAGATGTTCGGTTATTTATCCACATTAAACACCACATAGTATAATTTATCTTTGTTTTTACTCTATTGTCTATTGCTGACATTGACGAAGTATATCCCGTTAATAAATCTATTGTTTCTTTGAAACTTAAAGTGACATTTTGTGGTGCTGTAATTGGTTGGAATTTATCAAATATAGGATTTGTTTTACATAAATCTGCGGATGATGGTTGTGGGTTTTTAGCGGCATCTTGTTGATTTTGTTTTTCTTGAGCCGTGTTTTGTGATGGTGTTGAATTTCCTTCAGACGCTGAATTAGGTTGTTTTACTTGACTAAAAACAGTATTTACTAAATTAGTTAGAACACCTTGTATATAACTATCTACATCAGGTAAACTGAAAATTGATTGTCTAACCCCCTCAAATTGTGTTGTAAAATTACCAGGTGTTATTGTGTGATTAACACCTAATATCATGTAAGAACCTGCAAACATAGGTACATGTCTCAAATTAAAATACATCATAGGTTGTATCATGGCATTTCCCATCATTTGTATTGTACAACCATAACTCCTTGTTTTGTACAAGTTGTATAATGAAACATTCTGCGTTGATGTTTTTCTATTACCTGCTTGATTTGCCATATCATTCAACTGTTGTAATGTTTCAGATGTTGGTTTTCCATTATCTTGACTGACAGAAATGTTAGTAAATACATTTTGGTTTTGTAACCCCATATCTACAGTAAAACCAACTACCCTATTTGATTTACCCCAATCATTTTTATTAACCAAATTATCAATTAAAGTGTTTCTATCTAATTTTTGGAAATAAATTCCGTCATCTTGATAAGCATATTCAGGTTTGTTAATTTGTGGATGTTCAGATGGTTTCCCCGCATAAAAACAAACCATTTTAGGTCCTGAGTTTCTATAATCTACGTTAGGATGAGTTCCAAACATATCATTTGCAAACTCCAATGAATTTTCCACTTTAGGTATTGCATTTTTGATTGGGTCTTGGACATTATAAAAATTAACGAAAGCGGGTAACGCCATAACCTGAAAGTTGTTCATTTGTAAAACTGACTGTATGTAATATAATAAATTACTTGTGGCATTAATAGTTGTGAGTAAATTGTTTAAACCAAAAATATCAACCAAAACTTTATCACCGATATCTCTACTTGCTCTATCGATTAACATCAAGTCCTCAAAAATTGTTTTGTATTTCAAATCATACCCAGCAATCCATCTATCATTTGTGGATTTAAGTGATTCCCATATATCCACTTTACCTTGAGCGCCAATCAACTGCGAAGAAAGATTACTTTGTGGTGTGAAAGATACATTTTGTAGATTTTTTTGTAGTTTAGAAAAAGTTGATATCAAAACTAAATCTTGAAACTTATTATTTTTATTTACTAAATTAAGAATATCTGAATAAAACTTATTTTTGTTGTAACTACTGTCATTCGCTTTTTGCGACGCATATATTTTTATCAGAGGTGCTAATGTTTCTACGTTTTCAACGCTGAATTCGATATTATTATCAATAAAGAAATCAAAAATCGTTGAGCCCGTATCTGTATATTTCATACCTTCAGCTTGTGAGAAACCTACATTTAATAATAAACTATTCCATACATTTGGATATTGAGCAGTAACCGCACTTAAAGGTTTAGTGAAGTTTTTATTAGGAAGAGCGTTAGGTGTATAATTAGAATAGGGTAAAGGTTTTATCGGGTCTACCACGCTATCCACACCAAATTTTTTCGTGGATGAATTAGTGAATGATAAAAATAGTTGTTTATCGTATTCACCAGGATTACCATATTTAAATAAAATATCGTATTCCATAAAAGATTGAATAATTGGTTTTATTACTTTATATTGTTCTTTTTGTAGCTCTGAAATACTCAAACCTTTTTTATCGATAGTTATTCTCATCATTTCCGTAAACATTTTATGGAAATTTTGTGTTATAAAAACAGTATCTGTAACTCCTGATGAGGGTAACTGTGAAAAATCAATTGGTTGAAAGTCATAACGAGATAATGAAAAATTCAAAAATATTCTTTCCATCTCATCCAATATTTCTTTTTTGAATCCACTAGTAATTTCATCAAAATATGCATATTCGGATGTTTTGGTTAGAGTGAAGTTATCTTGGGATTCAATATCGTTATAAATTTTCTTTAGATATTGGTTGTATTCTGGTTTTTGTATCTGAGAAGAATCAAACCAACCATAATTCGGTGACATCCAAAATGTTCTTACAGAACCATTGAATAAGGATTTATTATCCGTCGGTTCAATTATTTTTTCAGGACTCGCAGTATTATTTGAAAGGTTTTTGAAACATTCATTGAACGATTGATTGAAGTTATTTCCAACTGATGGTAATGTGAAGAAACTTGTATCATCATTATTTCTAACAAATGTTGAATATGAATTTAACAGTATTGTTCTATTAGGGTTTTGTTTGTCGGACCCTTGTTGTGCGATATTATAAGATGTTCTTGTTATACTAAATCCTGAATTAATACCATTTTGTATATCTTCATCAGAATACCCTACCGAAAATCCTGCATATGGTCCAGTGGTAGCTGTAACTGTTGATGTGAAGATTTCATATCCGTTCAAGAAAAACGAAAAATCATTAATCAATTTAGGATAGAAACCAACATTCATGTTTGTTGCGGTTAAGTTACCAACCGTATCACTTGTTTGTAAAGTAATTCTAGTTTCACTTGTTTCACCCTCACCTGTAAATGCATATGTTTTGGTTGCCGCCGATGATGATGGGTCATAATTTCCAAGATAATCAAAATCAGTCCAAATACCGTCTAAAAAATCATTTCCCGTTTGTACTTTTGTTTTATAACGATGCCACAAAGAACCGTATTTTAATATGAATGGATATGGTAATTTATGAACACCTCCAAATTTTTTAAATGATGCAAAAATATAATCTAAATTCTCAACATTATTATTAGATAACGATTTGTATTTTTCTTTTAACGTGGCTATTGGTAAACTATTTATGAACAAATAAGCAGCCTCTTTATATGGATATATTCTATTTGTTTTATAATTAAAAACCCCTTTTTGAATCGCATTAATGAAATAAGGTGTATTCAACATTGATGTGGTTTGCTCACTTACAAGTCCACCACTATATGATGAATAAAATACGGAACCTTCGGTTGGTAATTGTGTTCTTTTTGCACCTACATCAGGACTATTTCTTTGTGTATAGAAATTTGATAGTGTTGTAGAATTAATTGGAGGAAAATCAAAAGTGTTAATCTCACCATTTTGTACATATGAGAAATAAGTTACAGGTCTTTTTGTTGAAGTGGTCGTATCTTCAACATCGAAATTAGCGACTGTGTTTATATTATCATTATATGTTATAATTTTATCCGTTTTATTTACCAAGTTAGTAAAGAATTTTCCTTCCGCCATGTAATCTTTAATCCAACCATTATTGGTCAGAGGGAAGGTATCCATAAAATCCGTTTTTGAGGCTTCGTTTGATTTAATGTAATTATCTAAATCTTGTAACTTTTCAATTTTTAATTGGTTTTGCTCGGCACTTGAAAATTTTTCAAAAATTGTGTTATCAAATACTTTGAAATCTGTGTTGGTATAACTAGTTATATAAGGTGTAGAATAATAACCCCTTATAAACTTCTGATAAGATTCTCCTTCACCCAAATTTGATATTGTTTTCAAAATTGGAATTATGGTTTGGGGTGTGATTAAATACTCTTTTAATTTTTTAATTAGAAATACATTTTCAGTACCCAAAGCATTTAACATGTTTGTTGCTTCGGTTTGTGAAACAATTTCATCGATTGAGTAATTTTCAGATTTACCTCTATTTATTCTTGAGAAATTTGAAACTGACCCCATCCTTTCCCAAAATTCATAAAAAAATTTTACTTCCTCTTTGTTTTGGTAAATTCCATTGGATATAGGAAATTCAATCGGGTTTAAAGATAAACGATTAACAGTATTTATTTCTTTGTCATTTGGTTGGAATTGTGAGTCGCTCGGGTCTCTTTTCATAAGACCTCCTAAGAGTTCCTCTACAAATTCAATTTCAGGCCATTCATCAAATAGATAACCTTCAGTTTCTTGTACAACATCGGGGTCACCAGGGTATGTTACATCATAAGTTTTGATACCATCTTTTTCGTTTTCTTTAATCAATTGAGGCCAAGGATAGACAAGTTCGTTAGAAGAGTCTGATGATACTTTAGCACCAAGTATCGCTTTTTTTCTAACATCACTATCTCTTTTATTCCATGCCTCTCTATGACAATCATCCATTAATCTTAGAAATGCCTCACCGTTCGCAAATAAAACTGCAAGTACATTTCTTATTGTTGGTGTAAATCCTAAACCACTTTTTCCTTGTGAACCTTCTTTTATAATTTTATTTAATTCATCACCAAGTTTTTTTGTAATTTCATTTTTTTTGATGTTAACAGATTTTTCCATCTGTGTTATTTTATCTAAAAAATTTTTTTTGTTTTCAAAGGCATAGAACTTATCATAAAATGGCGGTTGGTCGGGTTTTGGTTCTTCTTTAGGTGGTTGTGATAAACTTATTGTTAATGTTGTATCTGCACTATACTTAGCAAAATCAGCTGCGTTTTCAGGTGCTTGTGGGTTTTTATTGTAAGTCAATGAATATGATTTTTCAAAATCAACTTCTTCGGGTGTAACGTTAAAACTAATCCAATCAGGTAAATTACCGGGTTCTTTTTGTGGTGGTGTTGGTACTCTAACATTATTGTTTACCTCTGAATTTTCTTTTTTGTTTCCTATCGTATAACTACCTTTCAATCCTAATGTCGGATTCTCGTCTAATAACTTGTTGTATGTTTGGAATATCGTAATTAATTTTACTCTTGCTTCTTGTTCTTTTTGTTGTGCTAATCTTAATACGGGTTTCAGTAAATAAACCTTTTGTGCATCTTTTCCTTTTAGAACTAATGGATTTTTACTGTCCAAATTTTGTTTTACCCAAGAATCTTCAACATATAAAACTTCAGTTTTTAACTTTTGAAGATTTTTTTGATAAGTCTCAACATTGGTAAGAGGTTCCATATTAACCTGACCCCAATTTTTTAAAGTATCTTTAATAAAAGTGTCCAATCTTTTTTGTAATTGAGTCACTGTAATTTCAGGTAAATCATCGGCAATAATACCTTTTGACTTATACTCATTATATACCTCTCTAATTTTCTGATATCCCAACGTATAATTTTTTGGTATTGCAGGTACATTTGTCGTATTTGGGTTTTGTGAATTTTGTTTTTGTAATACCGTTGTTGGATACATATAAGGTGTTGCCAATAGATATCCCATCGAAACATCTGATAAGACATTGAACTTATAAGTTAAAAACGTTAGGGTGATTTCAAAATTCCCACTATTGTTGTCGAATCTGGCGTTGAAATTCTGTAGCATTAATTGATACCTTACCGCTTTACCGTAATACCCTTTTAATGTTAAATAAAAAGAGGGATATGGTAGATTAAAAAATGCAGCATAAGGCGACTTATCTCCAAGTTCAAATAGCGCTCTTCCTCTAACGTCTTGTAACGTCATTGTAATTTTTGGTAAGAAGGAGGTATTAATGTTTAAGTTGATGTTTGTGATACCCAACAGTGAGGTTTCTATCACTCCCTTATCTACGGTATCGGATGCTGGCTCATAAAATCTAAAATTTTTTTGGGGTTGAGCATTCGCCTCAGGTACACTTGGTCCTGTAAATAACTCAGTATATCTATTATTTAGATACTTTTGGTCACCTGGTTTTAAAAAATTAATTTTTGCAATTTCTACGGTCTTGATTTCACTTTGTTCAATACCCAAACTTAATTTTGTTCTTGGTATTAATGAACACTCCAAATTAGCATACATTACCAAATCTTCATGGTTTACCAATCTATCTTTCGCTTTACCATCTTGGTCTACAATTTTGTTTGGGTCAACAATTATGATGTTTTGGTAATCAAATTCAACAAAAATGTTTTCAGAATTATCTGCCATAGTAATAAAAATGAGTTTCAAGTGCGTTATTGTAATCCTGTAAAGACGATAGTAGAGGGAAAGGAACTGTTAAAATAGACCCGTCAGGTATAAGAAATTCATTACCTCCAAACTCAGGATTTGCCGCCATGATTAACCAACCAAAAAATGGGCTGTTATAATATTGTTGAGATACTTTATCTAACCTAGACATACCGACTTTATAGATATATTTCTTATCTGTTGTTTTTATTGGTACTTTAATAAAAGGAACAACCGTTTGATTACCGTTAATCAAAAAACCATCGTATCTATTATAATATTGTAAAGCCATTTATAATATTTTTCCATTAAATTTAGCTCCTTGGGAAGGAACTGATTTATATAAATTAAGTAATTTTTCTTTAACTTCATCAGCATTAGGTACATTACTTGTAAAATTAACCTTTCTGTCATTTGATAAACTGCTTAGTTTGAAATTACCATAGGTCTTAAATTTTCTAGGTAGATTACTTCCTCCGAAAAAATTTGTTGGTATTTTATCTAAATTATTTTTTGCCTGTCTATATCTATCATAAAAACTTTTACCGAATACCAAGTTGAAGGCGTCTCCAAAATCCAAACCTAAAATATCATTTAAGAATTTTTTAGGTTTTTTCGGATTATCTACCTCAATACCACCAATCATATTATTTGGAAAAACAAAATCACTAAATTCTTGCAATTTGTTTTTATCAGTGAATGTTTGAGAAATAATCATGAAGAAATCAGATTCTACATCGGGGTCGGGTATATTATTGTCTGGTACTAGTAAGAAATTATTACTTGGGGTAATTATTTTGTTATCTCCTAAACTAACTATAAATTCATCTAAATCTACCGCTACTTTTTCTAAATCCGATTTTATATCAAACATAGAATTTCCAGACAGTTGGTATGGTAAAGCAGACCCATCGGTTTTTATTTGCCCATCATTTTCACCATAAACTAAATTCATCTTATCAATAAAATTTATAACTTTTTGTTGTTGTTCATAAAGAGGTAAAAGTTGTTGTGTAATTCCCGCAACAAAATTAGATTTTATTTTTTGATTTATAAAATCAATCATTTTTGATTTTAATTGTTTGATAACAGGTTCCTTAAACCCTTTTTCTACAAATTTAGCAACCAAAACATTTGTTTCTTTATTTATTTGATTTATCACAAAATTAAATCTATCGTCAAATGTTTTATCTAAATTTTTTGGTTTGCCATAGATTTCTGTAGTACCTGTATTAGGAAATTCACCTTCTTTATATTCCCTTTCTTTATCAGTATATTGCCAAACATAGAAATTGTAATTTTTAGTTATCGCCTCACAAGTACTATTTACAGATTTAAAATAAACTTCTAACTCATCGAAAAATTCTTTCATGACTTTCCTATAACTTATTTTACCCGTAAAAAACTCCCCATCATATGAAGTAGATAATATTTCTCCGATTGTAGAACCACCAGGATTTTGTATTTTATTTTGAGGTTGTGGTGGTGGTACTTCTTTATCCAATAATCCTTTTTCAACAATTGCGTCTAACTTACTAACATCTTCAGTTGCCACCGCTCTTTCATCGTATATTTCAGTATTTGCATAGTAATTGAAAGATAATGCGTTTTGTAAATCTTCTACAGGTCTTGCAAGACCACTTCCTCCAATAAAATCAAACGAAAGGGTGACATTTGCAATCATAGGTTGAATTCCTATACCTTCTCTATTCATATCTAATATTAGAGGTTCATAACTAAATTGGAGGTTTCTTGGTATTATTTTGGTATTATAAAAATCACCAATTCTTAAAACTAAAACTGGCGGTCGTCCAAATGCCGTATTTACCGCATCGTTATAAACAGGTCTTCCATCTGCACCAATAGTGGGTATAGTATCTCCCGGTCTCAAACACTGATTCAAAAATGTGATTCTTGAATTCAACCCTTCAGGTGTTGTGGAATGAAATGTTGGTTCAAAAAATTTAAGTTTTTGTTTTAAAGACCTATAAAGAAAAGGGCTAGTCTCTTCAATTGCTTGAAAATAATTACACTCGCTCAATAATAATCTTAGTATTTTTTTACTGAGCCCTTGTTGTCTAATTGTTTCAAAAACGGGTTCACTAACCTGTGAACCTTTATTTGGTAAAATTTTAAGTTTGTTTGTTTCAGGTACATTACTAGGTGGTAGTGTAACTTCAACAGTTGTTTGTACCTCTATAGGGTCCTCAAGTGTCGTAGTAATATCTGAAATAAAAACACTTCTACATGACATAGAAGGTAATAAGTAAATTGAATTAGGTCCTGTAATTGTATTACCATTTATAACTGGATTACTGGTACATGCTGCAACGGTTCTGAATGAAGAATTCCCTTTAGGTGACACCTCGGTTGCAGTTTCCCCTAATGCTTCGTCATTTATTGTTATTTTTGGTAAAAAATCCTTCAAAGAAATTTTAGTATCACCACTTGATATTTCATAAGTTTCTAAAAGTTTTTTTACTGATTTAATTCTTCTTAATGCCAATTTATTGTTATAATCTACGCTAGCACTTGCCGACGCACAACCTTTTATGTTGATTGTCATATTTTTTATTTGCTTTCTATTGAAGAAATCATATATCTTCAATATAAATCCATCGTTAGAATTTGTAATTTTTTCGTAATTGTTTATGATGATGTCATCAAAAAATTGACCGACACTATTTTTATCCGGCTCTATAGTTTTTTGAACGTATGTAGATTTTTTTGCAATATAAGCTTCGTAATATGATTGAAAACTAGATGGTTCTGTTTCTTTTGGGGTGTCATTATCAAAATAAAAACCATACCCTAAAAACTCGTCTTTTGGAAATGCGGTTGGCGTTATAGTGTCTGTTTTCGTTTGTGTTACTACGTTTGGGCCAGGTTCTGATTCTGTTGGATTTGTTGCGATACTATTAGTAATGTTTATCGCTTCTGCGGGTGTTGCATTCGATAAAATTTCTTGAATATACTGTAAATCATTTAATGAAACATTACTGAATCTTGTTGCAAAATCATATAAATCATATGTTTGACATCCCGCAAAAAACGATTCAATTACTTTATCAGCATTTGAATCCAATTCATTTGTCAAAATTTTATCAACAATTAAATTTAATACGGACGGGTGGTCAACTACAATCTTCCAACTCAAAGTACCGTTTCTTGAAGTACTTCTATATGTGTACACAGGCTCAGGTCTTCCAAGAAAGGTAGTGTCTTGCCAATTCGCTGTTGAGTTATCATTGAATTTTAAGTCGTAAGGTGGAAACCACATTATTCTACCCCCATTTGGTCCTCTTTCACATAATGGTAAATCTTGAACATTGAATCCTGGTTTTTTTGAATCTTTCCATGCCAAGTTTTCAATAGAAAACATATATTTTTTAACGTTTCCCTCTCCTAACCATGATGGTGTAGGTCCGTTTTCAACAACTTTTGTTGGATAAATGTTCAAATTATAAGTGTTATCCAAAACAGAGTATGAAAATCTTCTACCGAAATTTGTAATGCCATCAGATTTTTGTAACCTATCATATGTTGCGTAAGGTGAATCTTTGGTAAAAATTCTACAGTATTCTGTTCCAACTTCGGCTTTACCATTTACATAAGTTACTTTTTGAACTTTAGAACCTTTTGTTATATTTCTATATCCATCATTGAATATTCTACTTACTTGGTTTATCGCGTTTCCGACATGTTTAAATCTTGCCTCACCTTGTAATCTATCCGCAGCATCAATTAATCTTTGTGTATCATCTAAAATTGAACCCGGTTTGAAGTTAATTGATGTAGAATAAAATGAACTATTTCCTGCTTTGTACTTTGGCGAAACCCAAATTAAATCACTTTCTATATTTCCTTGGTCAATAAGGGCACTTGACCTAAGACCAAAATTAATACGACTTTCATTTCCTTCGTAATCTTTACCCAACACATCAGGACCCAATACTATTGCTTGAGTATCTCTACCATAGTTATCAATAGGTGTTTGATTAATTGGTGATGTAGCAAAACTTGGTTCAGATGTGATTGAACCAACATAATAAGCACCTGGTAGTTGTAATCCAAAATTATCTAATATGTTATTAACACCAGTGGTTAAAATATTTCCTAACAATCCTGATGCAGTACTATCACCATAAGCGGGTCTGAAAATGTTGTAAGAAAGGTTTGCGAACATCAAACCTTTTTGACCATCGTTTGTATTTTCTAAAAATATTTGTGAAGGAGTAATCGCCCTTGTTAAAGAACCATTAAATATACCACCGACAGTTGTACTTCTACCGGCAACAAGATTAATTACTTCACCTAAAGTATCGGTTGTTCTTTTATTTAAACCGTCTAAAAAGTAATCACCTGGTATTGGTGATGCTGGTACATATGTTCCTGCTAACTTACTTATGAACGTATCATTAACATCAGGAGTTGTGATTTTGAAACTTACTGAATTATCGTTTTGTAAAGATTGGTCTATGAAAAAGGCATCGGTTTCTAATAAAGATTTTTTCAGAACTTGAGCACCTATTTTTGCCAAATAAGAGTCATTACTTAAAGGTCCTTTATTACCAACAGGGTTTGGACTTGTAAATATACTGTAAGCTAAATAAGTTGATGGAACAATTAATTGGTCAGGAGTTTTATTTCTGAATACTACCGGTAATCCCAAACCATCTATTGAGAATAGGACCTCTGTTGCCGCCAAATCAGGTACTGATTGTTGGTAAATAACAGTTCCTTGTGGTTCTGAATTTATACCAGCAATATTATAAGGGACCAAATTTTTTATTATTAGTTCTTCTCTGAACACTTGAGAGGACTGATAAGATAATGGACTATCTGTACTTGGTGTTGACTTATTAGTGTCTTGAGCCTTTTTGAGTAATGATGGTGTTGCCATTCAACTTTTTTTTAATAAATAGATAAAAAGTCAAAATTTTTAAAAAACTATACAGGTATTCCTGTTGTTGGATTATACTGTCCTACACGTCCTCCTGTCACGTTTTTCATAATAGATTCTTGAACATTCATATTGTGTAATGTTTTATGAATAGCATCTTTTACCATATTTGGGTCAACTCCAGGAGGTGCTGTTACATCAACTGTCAATTTCAATTCACCTGAATAACTCATAGATGACGTGGTATTAGTCGCCATTTGAGGCATATTTTCAGTCAAATTATTGTTAGTTGTATTAGATATGTTTGTAATGTTTGGTGTTTGTATACTCGTAGGTTGAGGTATTTGTAAAGTCGGTATTTTGAATTCTGTATTTGTTGGAGTCGTTGTCTGTGTTGGCGTGTTTTTATTTTGTTCTGCAATTGCAATCATATTTTCGATTGCCGTTGATAATCTTGAATCGTAATCCAAAAACTGTTTATCTTTATTTTCAAATTTACTTAACATCAAACCAAATTTTTCATCTTGTTTATCAAGAAGAGATGATAAATTATCAAATTTTGGCACTTCGAAGGTTGGTATTTCTATTTTAGGAAATGATAAATTTTCAGTATTGTTTGTAACAAATTTGTTATCATTATTATAATTTGTATTATTTGTCGCTAAATTTTTATTGTCATTGGTTATATTTGTTACAGGACTGTTATTACTTTTATCTACATTAGTTAACTCTTGCGTATTGTTTGTTATGTTATTGTTCACCATAGAACCTATCGGAGGAGTAATAGTTTTATCCTGATTAATTTTCTTATCTAAATCACGAATTGATAAAGTCAAATCCGAAATTGAGTTATTCGTCATTAATCCTTTGTTCATAGATTCAAGTCTTTGTTCGAATAAAGTAAATTGTTTTTCCTGATTTGTAATTAATGAAGTTAAGTCCGAATTGGGCATAAATTCTACTTTAGGGAGTTCAAATTTTATTGGTGATGTTTCAGTGTTATTTGTAACGAATTCATTATTATTTTTTACATTTGAATTATTTGTTGTCTGATTTCTGTTATCGTTATTGATATTGGTAACCGGACTATTAACACTTTGGTCAATATTATTTTTAATTTCTGTAGGATTTTGATTATTTTGCGAAACTAATTTGGATGGGTCTATTATAACTTCATTAGTTATATTTTTATTTTCTTTATTTTGAGCTATAGTTTCATTAAACGATGACATTTTAGATAAATGACTAATCAAGGTCTGATTATTGTTACTCAAATTAGTATTTAAAGTTTTCAATTCTGAAAAACTACCTTCATTTGCGGATAATTGTTTTTCTTGTAGTGTAGTTAGTGGGTTCAAATCCAAATTAAATGGTTGTACAGCCGCCATAGAATTTTGTAACGCATCAGTTCCTTGTTGTATTTGACTAATTGTTTGATTAAGATTGTTAGTGGTATTTTGATTATTAGTTACACTATTATTATTTTGGTTATTTGTTGTAACAACGCTTGATGAATTGACTGGTTGTTGAGTTTGAGTTGGTGTGTTTGTTGCGGTAGGTTGTGAATTTGAGTTTTGATTGTCTAAAATTGTTTGCATTAAATTTTTAGTTCGGTCATTATAATCAGGTTGACTTGTTTTTATAGACTCCACACCTGTACTTTTTTCACCTACATTTGAATCTTTGGTTGCTTGGTCTATAGTTTTTATCAATCCCGGTCCAAATTCCTCGGCCATTTTTAATATTTTTGTACCTACATTTCCCGCTTTTGTTGCGGCATCTTTCAGTATGTCATCAATACCCTTTCCTTTTTCCTCTAGTAGTTTTTTCTCTTGTTCATCTATACTACCATCGTTTTCATATGCGGTTTTATATTGTTCGGCAAGGTCTCTTAGTTGTACAATACCTTTATCGAAGAGTTCCCTTCCTTCTTCAGTTTTAACATCTTTACTCAAACTCAAAAATTTCGAAATTTGTTCATTAAGAAATTCAGTTCCTTTATTTGCCAATCTTGATGTCGATAATGTTCCTCTAGCGGTTGAGGCCATCGCCTCAACGGCATTTGCGATTCTCTTATCGTAACCCATAGACTCGGCAGCAATTTCTTCAAGTGATTTTGCGGATTGTTGTTGTTGATATTCCAAACTTTTGAAGTCCTCAGAAGTTAATTCAGAAACCTTTTTCTCAACCTTTTCACCCGTCGTATATCTTTCCCCTGTTTCCTTATCGACTCTTGTTTGTTCAAACTGTATTTTATAACTACCATCTCTCATTTCTGCAAGATTAGCAATCATTGTTTGTTGTTTCTCAGTTAAAGGTCCTGTTTCCAGTTCAGGAAAACGTATTTTACTCATTTTGTCGGCTAGTGTACTACTACCTATTGCCATTTTTGCAAGTTCGTCGGCATTAAGTCCTACTACCTTTCCTATTTCTCTTAGTTCTCTTTTAGCACCAGGTAAGATTTCAAATTTTTGGTTTTGTTCATTGAAGTAAGTAAATCTCTTACTCATTTCAACAATTTGATTTTGCAATTCCTGTGGATTATTTTGACCTAAATCCATCAGTTTGAGTGGGTCCAATAAGTCACCTGTGGCAACACCTAATCTTTGGAGAGATGCCGCCATATCAACCGCTTGTTCAGGGTCAAATAATTGTTCGGCCTTAGCAAATATTTTACCCATATCAATTCCAAACATGGTTGCTTGGGCTGCCATTTTTGTTAACCCATCAACTCCATTTGCAAAATTATATGTGTTTAATTTATCTAAATTTTTAACAACACTTTCAGAGACCGCATTTGCATTCACACCCAATTCCCTTGCAGTGTGAATAACCTTCTCCATAGTTTTGGGTATTGCTTGTAAAGCAAATCCCTGTTCTTTGAAATTTTCTAATAGTACTTTTGATTGTACTCCTGAGGCTTCTTGTGCAGTTAATATACCCGCCAACTCATTTCCTGTTGCCATATAAGCTCTACCTGTCGCTTCTATAGTTTCTCTCTGTAAGTCGCCTGATTTGGCAATCGCTTCTTCTAAACTACTTACATCTTTACTTACTAATAATATTTTTTGGCCTGCGTCTGTAAAATTAGTACCCAATACCGCAGTTAAATTTGCAGAACCTCCTAACTCTTTATTGAGTGACTGTACCGCAGTTCCAATGGTTGAGAGAGTAGTTCCAACATCAAAAGTTTCTTTTGCGGTTCCTTTTAAACTTTCCTTTGTTTGGTCTAATAAGGATTTAGTGTAACTTTTGTTGTTACCATCATCTTTCTCATTTTTGGTGTTGTCATCTAACATGAAATAATTTTAATTATAAATACCAAAAATTTTAATTTTTTGGCGTATTTTCTTCTATCAACTTATTTATCATATATTTTCTAAGATAAGTTGGTAACTGTAAAAAATCCGTATAGGAAATGTTAAGATGTTTTGTACAATAATAATATTCGTCAGAAAGTATTTTTCTATAATCAATAGAAAGGCCGAAAAAACTCAACCCCAAATGTGATATCAACTATCACTTTTTCTCCTGATGGGGCGGTTACTTCTTTTTGTAAATCTAATCTTGGTTCATTATCGTTTAGAAAATTTCTTATGAATTTTGAATCAGCAATCGGTAATGATTCAATAAATTTAGCAATGTAACCTCTATCAGTATTATTATCAACTGAAATTATTTGTTTGTTCAATCTCCATGTAACTTTTGGAGCCACTCTGTTTGAGGGATAATCGTTTGCCATTTTTTCCAAATCTAAACTATCCATCAATGATATTGGTTTTAATTTTACTTCACTTCCTGTTTTTGGAAGTTTTACAATAAACGTACCTTCCTCGTTCGGTTTTATCTCCGTCTTTTTTATATTTAACTCATCTAATAAAATAGTTACAGGAAATCTCCTATCTGTTTTGGGGTCTGTCAAACTAACTTCGTATTCGGGTCCAAATGCAGTATTTCTGAGGAAAATTAAAATCGCTTCAATATCACCAGTCAATAATTCTTCAGGTCTTAAATCTGACTCGTACAACTTATTTCTCAAAAGAGATAAAACAACACCTTCTGTATTATTTTTTGGGGCACCAATTAATATATTCTCGTCTGAAGCGGTTAGGTATCCAACTTTTACCGATTTTTTCTTGCTTTTGTAAAAAATACCTCCTGATGGTAAAACTACCATATCATGGGGTAGTGTGAAATTCATTTGACCATATTGCGCAATGTCCTGTTCCATAGTTTTGTTTTATCAAAAAAATATAAAACTATTTTGATAAATAAACAAAAAAATCCCATAACACTGTGTGCTTGGGACTTTTCTATGAAAAAAATTATATTAGTATACCAAAATACAACGGTCCATTCTCATGGTCGCTGAAATAGTTGCTAAACCATCTTGACCATAACCTACAGAGTCAAAATTCACATCTGATAGGAATGTACCTTCAAGAATCCATTTTTCAACAACAACACCTGTTGGGTCTAACATTTCAAGGTCAACATTTTTCTTGTACCCTGCAGCATAACCCATACGACCTGTAACAGATTCTGCACAAAGACGAACCCACTCCATAAGAGCCTGAGACGCCGATGGACCAATTGGGTCACGGAATTTAGCGGGTAAGGTACTCCAATTGAATTTTCCTGCAACGTATGTTTCTGTATTCAAAAAAGGAATTGCAACAGGATTAATTGTAATATGTGGTCTTGCGGTAGACTCCACAAACCATTCGTTGATGCCCAAAGATGATGGAAATCTTAATATAAACCTATTTTGTCTTTTTGGTTCATACGGTATGGGCATTTTCATTAGTAAATCAGCCATTTTATTTAAATTTTAAGTTAGTTTATTTTTTATGATAAATATTATCAAGTTTATTTTTTTTAATACTTTCTTTTTATTCCCCCAGCAGTTGAGTAAGTTTGTAAAATATTTTCAGGTTCATTTTCAAAATGTTTTTTCATTGATTCAACATTTCTTATATCATCATCTGAAAATCCTAAAGTTGGTTCGGGAATAAAATTATTGCTCACATCATTTTTAAGGAATGCCTTTTTTCCAATTTCATTTGACATTTCTTTTATATATGATATAAACTCTTTCATTGCCTTTATTTTTCCTTCTTCTGGACTTGTTGCTGAACCTTCACCATATGACACAGGATAAAATCTACATAAATCTAAGTATTCGTTGATTATTTGAATTTTATCTTGAGTTCCTTGATATCCTGCAATATCTCTGTATTTTTCCAAATTTTTGACAAGTTCTGTGAATGAAATGCCATCTCTGTTTGAGACAATTAGATTGTAACAAGCCTCTCTTAAAACTGTTGGTGTATGTCCTCTTGCGGTAATAATTGCAAAAATTGAACCGTTATTTACCGCCTCAACAAAATCCGACCATGCGGGTCCTGTTGGCGCCGTAATTGAGTCAATTATAAATTTTTTGTCTCCTTGAACATTAAAATTTTTGAATGGTGTTTCACCGAAACCAACAATAATATTACCTTCATATTTAAAATCTTCCTTACCTATTTTTGACCTATAATGTGCGAAATCTTCGGTTGACATTCCGACCTCTTCACCATCTTCGGTTTTTAAAATAATTTTGGTTGGCATATACATAATATTATCGTCCCAATCAAAAGCATAATACTTCATATCGGGAGTTCCGGTCTCCGTAATCCCTTCGGATACGGAAACCGGTTTTTTATATCTTCCCTTTTTAATCATTTTGACAATTTTTGAATTATTCTTTCCAATTGAGATTCAGTAACCATTATTGATTTTGGTTTTTTTGTCTCTTTTGGTTTTTCAACTTTATTCTTCATAGATTTTAGATATTTTCAAATGAAGCACCTGTCGGAGTAATGTAGAATGTAATGTCAATAAATTCTAACGCTCTTGTAGGTTTGATGTAAATTGAACCAACTAATCTGTTATTATCCAAATCCTCAGGTGTGTTTCTTACAGTCACTCTGAAATCATAAAGACCTCTATCTCTTCTGATTGAATCCAAAATTGGATTAACCGCATCCAAGAATTGTTGTCTTACGATATCGTCGTTTTGTTCGAATAGTAACCTCACAGAAACTGCTGAAATTAACTTACGAGCTTGTAGTAACAATCTTCTTACGTTAATTCTATCAAGAGCAGATTGAGCGATTTGTAAAGTTTTATTACCCCAAATTACTGTTCCAACATCAGAGAATGTTGCAATTGGATTAATTCTTCCTTCATATAACACATCTCTATCTTCTTGAGATAGTTTTCTTCTCGCCTTAACTGAATTTACAAGACCTCTTGTGTAACCTGCGGTTGCGAACCAAGGGAATGCAATATTATCAGTAAGTGCCAAGTTTCTTGTCACCTCAGCAGTTGGTGGAATATAAAGTTGTGTGTTGTTAACCGTATCTCTTGTTAATACCCAAGGATAATATGTTGCCGTGTAATTTGAATCAATTGCTGAATCGATTAGATTATCTACCGCAGTTTGTGGGTAAATAGCATCTTCAGAATTTGAAGCCGATGGTACGAACATACTGTAATCAGGTGTAGTTGTAATGTAGATAGAATCCGCTCTGTCAATTTCAGCAACTTCAATCGCTGCGTTAACTAATAAAAGGTTATTTACATAATCAATACCTGGTGTAACAAATACGTTAATATTAACCGCCTCAGGATTAGCCATAGATTTCATTCCCAACAAATATGCGTAGTAATCCGTGTTAGCATAATCTACTGAGTTTTGGTCAATTGTTATTTCTTTGAACATTCCTTGGCCTGTTGCCGATGGATATCTAGAATTAAAACACGCACCTTTTTTATAACCTGAACCACCTAAGATAAATCTGTCAGTGTTTGTTCTTGACTCACGATAAATATCCCATCCATCAAAACCACCTGCTGGAACTACAGTAAATTTACGTGCAAATATTCTGTAGTAAGCATTGTCTTGGTTTTCTGGTTCTGATTGGAATGTTGCAGCACCTACATAGAATTCAGGAGTACCGCTTGTTACATAATCATTAGAGATTGTAATAGCACTTGCCTCTTTATCCATGTGGAAACCTCTTGTTTTATAGTTCCAATCAGGGAAATCTTCAGTATCACATAAATCACCATCATTTTGACCTCCTTTATAATCCAAGAAATCAATATCAATACCTATTTTATCACTAACACCTAAGAATGTTCTTCTCAAATTGTCTCCATTTGTAGTTAATGAATAACCCGCACCTACAGGTGTGTTGAAAGGTGGTTCGAAAATAGTTTCACCAGGGATGTCATATTTAGTTTTGTAGATTAAGAATGGTGATTTCGTAAATGTAGCACCACTGTACTCTCTTGTTACATATCCTTCAAAACCACATGGTATCGCGTCAATTGGAGCGTCCGCATTAAGTTCAACCATGATGAATTTAGACACTAATGAATATTCACCATCAGATGAACCTATTTTTTTACCGATGTAATTATTCAAGCTTGGATTCATTGAACATTTTGTATATTTTTCAATAACAAAAGGATTTTGGTCTGTGTCATAAAAATCTCTAACTAAGATATCAAACGTATTATCAACGTAAGACATATTAGCCATTGATATCTTAACCTCTCTATTTGCAGAATCTCCATCAGAGATTGTTATAAATTTGAATAATCTGTAAACTGTGTTACCTCTTAATTCTGATACAATCCAAGGTGTTTGTGGAGTTTGGTATTTTTCCAAGTAGTTACCGATTGAAATGTTCGATGTACTTCTTGCCGAATTCAACTCAATCAAATCACAGTTCAATCCTCTAATGTATCCTTTGTTGTAAGCCCAATATAAAAGGTTTGTGTATTCTTCTTCAACAAACAATGGAACTTCAGCTTTTGGTTTATCAAAGTTTGTATTTCCAAATACTTTTGATAGAGTGTTAGTTGCTGAAATACTCATGGATGTCTCGAAATCAAAGTTTGTACCTGAATTAGTTGTACCTGTAATTTTGAAAGTTGAGAACGGATTTGACGTTACGCCAGAATAACTTCCTGTACAAACCATAGTAACACCGGTAGTTGCACTTACTTCGTATACAGGACCTGAACTATTAACGTATAGGTTAGCACCTCTTGACCTTAAAGTTGCAACAACAAGGTTTTCGTAATCACTGAATGAAGTACCACTGAACTCGACCCAACCAATATTTATTCTTCCAAGAGCCGGAGGCCCTGTAATTATACCTACCGTGTTTTGTTGATAAGCATAGAAAGCGTAACCGGTATAAGTTCCATTAGAGTTGTCAAATAATGCATAATACCAAGCATCATTACTTGAATTACTAAGGGTATTTGCCGAAAGTGATAAATTATCAACACTGTAAACATTAGTTTCTGCTGTAAGAGGAACGTTAGCATCTGGCGCCGAACCACCTAATAAAGTGTTGTATGTCGCACTTGGTATACTACCAAAATAATATACCTCTGTATTATTTTCTTCTGTTCCACCTGTTGCATTATTAACCAATGTTATTACTAATGAATTTAATTCCTCTCTAATAGAAGAGGTACTTCCATCATTATTTGTATAAGTCACATCCAAAAATGGTAACATTTGAGAAGGTATTTGACTTTGATTGAATGTAACTGTAAAAGGATTTGTAGTAGTATCGGCCGTAAAATTAACACCTGTTGACAAGTCGCTATTTGTAACAGCGATAGTACTTGGGTCAACATTTGCAATTGTTCTAATAGACCATGATGGGCCCGCATCATAACCTGATAAACCAAGAATTCTTGAAACGAATAATTGATTTGATTGTTGTAAATATGCTTTAGCAATATATGCCGCCTCATATTTAGGAATTTGTGTGTTCACAAATTTTTCAGGAGAAGTACCTCCGAAAATTGTTTGAAATTCGTCGTAGTTAGATATAAAAATTGGTTCAAAAGCAGGACCTTTAAGGGTCTCACCCACAATACCCAATGTTGTAACACCTACACTAGAAGCGACAAAAGACAAATCAACCTCAGATGTGTAAACCCCTGGAGAAACGAAAACTTTTGTGTTTGCCATTTTTTTTGAGTTTTTTAAGATTTATTATTTTCTCAATAAATATTATCTCAAAAACCAAAAACTTTACTTAAAACAAAATATTTATATTTTAGGTAGATTATTTTCTACTTTTTTTCTATTATGAGCTCCAGCAATTCAGAAATCAAAAATTTAAAAATTTCCAAAGAGACTCACGACATTCTAAAGACTTATTGTGATAAGCGAGGGATAAAAATTTATCGTTTCTTAGAACAACTTATTCGTGAAAAATGCGGAGATAAAAAAGATATTTACGGGGAAAATTAATTATTAAACCCTTCGTAAGATATTTTAGATTCCAAAGTGTTATCAACTTTGGTTACAATTATTTTGACAACATCATTCGTGCTTATCTGTATGGTTATCAAATCTGAACCAAAAAAGTCCCCATTTACATAAACATCAAAAGTCGTAACGTTATCAGTATTCAATAATGTTAATGTGTCAAATAAATTAAATGTTTTTTCAACTTCGGTAGTACCTGATGGAAATACAAATTCAATGTTTCTTGGTTCTGCAGGTTCATTTCTACCGTTAGTTTTCTTTGTTAAAATTTTACCATCACTTTCAAAAACCTGTAAAAATCTATTAACCGCAGGACTTACTGTAAATTCTTCTTCATCAATTAGAAAACCTAACATAATAAATTCATAACTTTGGACATAATACTTTCTTTTATCTATATCCATTACAGATTCATCAGAGATATTGTTCCATATGATAGGTATATAATGTCCTTTAATTGTTGCATATGCTTGTCTTGATGCAAATTTTCCAAGAACCAACTGATTGAATCTGTTTAATTCTCTCATTCTATTACAAACAACCTTTACTTGGTATGTAATATCAACAGGAATTGGTTGAGGTATTTTATATACATCAGCCCCTAATTTTTTTCCATCCCATGTTGGTACAGTTGCATAAAAATATTGTCTTCTATTTGGGATATTGTATAAAACAGCAGGATTTGTTCCAAACTTAACTTCAGGTATTCTTACAGTTGTAACAAATGGAGGTTTAACATTGAAATCTAAGTCAACAAAATTCCATGTCTCGGTGAATTGAGCCCAATTTTGAGTCGTGATTATAATATCAACTGTAGGAACTATTTTACCATCAACAGATAATTCTAATTCATTTTTAATAAAATCCAAAAATCCCCTATCTAAATCTGAATGTAAAATAGATTTAGGTAAGAAAGTACCATCTTTATTAATTTGGTCTATTAGCTCCTCCCTTCTTGGGAATAAAGTTTTCGGATAATTAAGTGGTATGTTTTTTTTGATTTTTTTTGGAAATGCCATGTTATAATCCTCTAAATTCGTTATCCGTTACAGGGGCTGCCATGATTGTTCTATAAAAAGGTCTATACCCTGCATAATTATGTTTATTATCCGACACAACACGACCATCATCAGTTACCGTATAATATCTAACTCTTGTTTCTGACTCATAATAACCGATATAATCACCAAACGCAATATCAATTCCAAGTTCTTGTAAGTGTTTGATATACACAGATATTCTAATATTTCCTGGTTCGGTCTGTTCAATTTTTGAGTTACCGTAATTTTTAGACGTTGGAGCCATAACTTGAACAAATGCTTTAAATTCAATTGGTGGGTCAAACTGAATTCCGTCTTTTAGGGTTTCACCATAAACATCATCCTTTTTTGTTTTAATTCTGTTTACACGATATAAAACCAAAGTGAAGTTCATGTCCCCCTCCAACCATTCAGAACCCATGTTGATATCCAAATCGTAATCCTCTGCACCAAAAAATTTACCTAATCTTGTAATTGGGACTTTCTTTGCCATAATATTGATAAATATTTACTTAATTCTTATTTTTAGTTATAAAACTATTTTTTTGGAAAACCTATTATCAATTGAACAAAAGGCCTTAGAAATTTTATCCACATATGATGGGGGTAATAATTTTATTTTGCGTTTAAAGCAGCAACAATTGCTAAATAAAAAGTTTTTTCCAACAAGAACTCAATCTGATTACATTATAACTTATCATAACGATAAACCAAAGGTCGCCAAAAAGTGGGTTGATTTGGACCCCTATTTTGCAAAGAAAATCGCTGATGAAAAATTATTTAGAGAAATACCTGATAAAGTTTATGTTGAGAAGTTATTGGTTGAGAAAGAAAAATCATATCACATTTGGGGTAAATTTTTTGAGAACGAACAAATGATTGATTTTTGGATGCCGAAAGGCGCTTTAGTTAAAACCCATACGGTAGAAAAAGTTGATATTGATTATTCAAAGTATTCTCATAGACCACCGCTTTCTCATCAAAAAGAAGCAATTGAGAAATTAGCAGGAAGTAAAAGGTTTATATTAGCCGATGATATGGGTTTGGGGAAAACTACCTCAACTATTATCGCTGCGTTAGAGTCAGGGGCAAAAAAGGTTTTGATTATATGTCCCGCGTCTTTAAAGATAAATTGGGCAAGAGAAATCGAAAACTACACAGATAAATCAATTTATATTTGTGAGGGTAAAAACTTTTCAAGTGATGAGGATTTTGTTATTGTAAATTATGATATCATAAAAAACTTTCACGACATCAAAGAAAAAGAGAATTCACAGATATTAAATGCAAATTTTGATTTGGTTATAATTGATGAGGCGCATTATATCAAAAACTCACAAGCCCAAAGAACAAAACTTATTAATAACTTTGTTAAAAACGTTAATCGTCTATGGTTATTAACTGGAACCCCAATTACATCTCGTCCGATTGATTATTTTAATTTATTGTCTTTAATTGAATCCCCTGTTGCACAGAATTGGATGGCGTATGTAATTCGTTTTTGTGAGGGATACCAGTTTAGAGCGGGAAAAAGAAAGGTATGGAACGTTAATGGAGCATCCAACTTGGATGAACTTCGTGATAGAACCTCAAAACAAATATTAAGAAGATTAAAAACCGATGTATTAGATTTACCTGAAAAAATAATTAACCCCGTTTATTTGAGATTAAAATCCAAAGAATATGAAAACCTTATGGGTGAGTATTATGATTGGTATAGAAATAATAAAGAGGAGTCCTCATCACTTACAATTCAGTTTTCAAAACTGATGAAAGTAAGACAGGTAATCGCAGATGAAAAAGTTTCACAAACGATAGAACTTGCTGAGAACATTTTAGAACAAGGAAAAAAAGTTATCATATTTTCTAACTTCACGGAACCTTTAAAGAGAATTTATGAACACTTTGGAAAATCTGCCGTTTATTTGGATGGTTCTTCTACCAAACCAGCAAGACAAAAGGCGGTGGATGATTTCCAAGACAATGATAAGGTCAAAGTTTTCTGTGGTAATATAAAGGCTGCGGGTGTTGGTATTACTTTAACATCCGCTGAGGTTGTTATCTTTAATGACTTATCTTTTGTTCCGTCGGACCATTCACAAGCCGAGGATAGAGCGTACCGATATGGACAAAAAAATAGTGTATTAGTTTATTATCCCTTGTTTGAAAACACAATTGAGGGGGCGATTTACGACATCTTAATTAAGAAAAAAGGAATCTTTGAAACCGTGATGGGTGACAATTTAGATAGGGGTTCCGCCGCTGAACTAATACTGAATTCAATTAACTCGGAAGGATAAATCGAAATAACTTAATATTTATCAATACGAACATGAAATTAAATGATGAAAAAACTTCAAGAAAAAGTAGAAAAAATAGCCAGTCAAATAAAAGAAGAAGAAACAAGGGATAATGAAAAATTATTTATAAATGAAATGAAAAAAATAGGAATTGAGAAATTACCTTACTCGTATTCCGCTTTAAAACAATTCATTGACCCTGAAACAATGTCTTACCACTATAACGGACATTACAAAACTTATGTTGATAAATTAAATGATGCATTAAGTAAAAAAGATTATGGTGATGTTGAGTTAGAGGAAATAATTAAATCAATTAGCAAGTACAACAAGACCATAAGAAATAATGCGGGTGGAGCGTTCAACCACGCACTTTTTTGGAAAATGTTATCTCCAACTGAACAGAAATGTACAGGAACAATTTACGAAAGAATTAAAAAAGATTTTCATAACTTTTTGGGATTCAAACAAGAATTCACTGAAAAGGCCAAGAAAAACTTTGGTTCAGGATGGATATGGCTTGTGTTAACAAAATCGGGTTCTTTAAAGATTATGACAACTCCAAACCAAGATAATCCACTTATGAATATTGTAAGAAATGGGGGTTATCCACTTTTGGGTCTTGATTTGTGGGAACACGCTTATTACTTGAGATATAAGAACAAAAGGGACGATTACATCAAAAACTTTTTCAAAGCAATAAATTGGAAGTTTGTCGGTAAAATGTATAACATGAAGTTAAAGAATAAACTTAATGAGTCGGCACATGTAAAATCTGTATTATCGGAGGGTGTTAGTGAAAGTTGTTCAAGAGAAGAAAACGAGGCGTATCGTTTTATATTTAATCTGAATCCAATGGTTAAACAGATTTATAAAAAAACAATTCAATCTGTTTTGAAAGAAGTTTTTTCAGATAGATACTACGAGGAAAATGAGTATAAAGACGGGGAAATGGCCGGTGTTTATAATTTAGAAGGTGAAGGAAGGTCGGTGTTGAATTATTTAAACACAAACATCAGAGGGTTTTGTATTTTAGTAAAAGACATTAATAAACTATTGAGGGTTAAAAACGAAACCCCATTAAAATTTGTCGGTGTGTCACCCCGAGAACAATTAAATGAAGTTCAAAGAATGTGTCAAATAATCGAACAATTCAAATTCAGAATCTTTTCAACTAAATCTAAAACTTTTGAAAATCTTATATCAACGTTAAGTAAGACCGAACAACTTGGTAAAATGACTGAGGAGTTTACGGTTGTTAAATTGAAAGAAAAATACGGAGATGATAATGTATCACTTGTGGGTAAATTGGGTAGTTCAAAAGACGCTAAAGAAGGTATTGATGCGGAAATAATTGTTGATGGTGAAACTAAAACAGCCCAAATCAAACCTTTTGGTAGTTATAATTTAGATAAAGATACTTATACAGTATATAATACTGCCAACGTAAAAGAATATAATACAGATTGGATTGTATTTTATAATAAAAAATTTGGTATATTTGTATTCGATAATCGCAACACTAAGATTGTGGGGGGAAATTACACTATACCATCAACATCTTTAATTGAGATTATCAAATGAAAATTTTAATATCTGAAAGTCAATTAGTTAGATTAACAGAGAAATATTTAGACCAAGATGAAATGTTTGACGACGATTATTTAAATGTTTTATATAAAAAAACTCGTAAAAAAAACAACTCAGCAATTAAACTTTTGGCTTTGAGGTCATCGCTAACCGACCAAAAATTAATAACCGATTTGAACAAAAGTATTGAAACTCTATACAAATTTTTTAATAGGAAGAATTCAGGTCTTTTACCAAAAATATTGGAACTATCATTGATAGATAGAAACAAAACCATAAATGACTTGAAGGTGGTTGCTGATTTCATCAATGATGAAGAATTTAATGATGATGTGACCAAAAAACAATTATTAAAATTAAGAGATATGTCCATAGTTCCTGATGATTTAGAAGATATATTAAAAAATGTTAGAGAAAAAGAATATTCAAAATATGAGAAAGAATTCGAGGGTGATTATTTTGACCTAAGTAGGACTGCTCTTTCTTTACAATATAAATGCGGTGAAGACCTTGATAATAATTTTTTGGAAAAAATACAAAGATTCAAAAGTGTCTCTACTGATGATTTTCAAAAATTACTCTTAAAGATAAAAAATTGTGTTAAGTCATCTTTAAGTGATAAGGTTGTTATAAAATCAGACATAGTGTCTAAAACCCCTCTTTATGTTGTGGATAATGGAAAAAAAACTGAGGTATTCCCATCTGGTTCTAACTTTGAGGTCAAGAAGATGGACGTTAATATAGATAGTTACTTGTCAGAATTTTTTTCAATTTTTAAACAATCAAAAAATAAACAATACAAGGGTTCACATTTAGAAATTTATAACTCAGTAATTCGTGGTCTTTATGAGTGGGTAAAAGGTGAGGGTCAAGAATATCTTGATAGTATTAAAAATAATATGGAGGGTATTGTTTATGAAAATTATACAATTGTACCCATTAAATTTATAGATTTCTATTGGTCAAATGTTGGTCAAAGAGGATGTAATGAATTGAGATTATCTATTAGATTCCGTATAAAACCGGATTATCAAAATAAAACAATCGACACATACATTTTTAATAAAAATTCCGATATTTTAGAGAAAAAACAATTATATGTTGCTAAAAAAGAGGTTGAAAAGGTAGTTTGTTAGATATTTATATATAAACTAACTATGGCTGTTATTCCTGAACCTGAAAGAACCAAACTTTACACTCAAGTAAAACATTTACTTGGAGCACCTTTACGTTCTATTGAAATAGTTGATGAACAAATGGATACTCTTTTGGAGTTTTCCGTTCAAGATTATGCTCAGTATGTTCAAGATTGGTTAATTGAATCTCAATGGACTTCTTTATATAATCTAAATTTGGATACTCAATCTTTATCAAGAGCGTTTGTAACAAAGAGTTTAGATTGGGAAACAAGATACTCATATGCATACTCAAAGATTGTGGGACTACAAACCAATGGAGATTGGGTTTTGAAAAAGGATTTTATTCAATTAGAAAGAGGAAAGCAAATTTATGAGATACCCGCAGGTCGTGAATTGAATGAATTGTTATGGTTTACTCCCGCAACACTAAACAATATTTTCTTTGACCCTTGGTCTTTTGGAGGTATTGGTTCAGGAGGATTGGGTGGTCCTGGTGGATTTGCTCAGATGGGTAACACGGTTGGTTCATACTTTATGATGCCCGCTTTTGATATGTTACTTCGTATGCAAGAAGTTAATATTCAAAGAAGAATTATTGCTGGAGATTTAACTTATCGTGTGACCGCATTACCTGATGGTAAAAAGGCAATTCATTTGATGCAGACTCCAGGTGGAAAATTCGACTTCGGAAATGCTAATCTAATGAGAGGACAAGTATGGTATTGGTATTATGATACTGAAGGTGCTGATAGGGATGATTGTTTAAAAAGTAATCCTGATATTATAAAATTACCATCTGATGTTCCTTTTGATGAATTATCTTGGATTGATTTGAATAATCCCGCTAAGCAGTGGGTTCGTAGATGGTTTATTGCATATGTTAAAGAAACCTTATCAAGAGTAAGAGGAAAGTATAGTGGTAACTTAAAAACACCCGATTCTGAATTAACTATGGATTATACATCTTTAGCCACTGAAGCGAAGGATGAAAAGACAAAATTAATTGAGGAATTAATTGGCGCCGAGGGTAGATTGACAAGGTTAAAGCCTGAAAAGGTTATGGAAAGGGAGGCTCTGATTGCTGAAAATCTAAACAAACAAATGAAATTCAGAGCATTCCCAAGACAAATATATGTAATTTAATATGGCAATTATTCGTTCAATACCTTCTGAAAAAGTAATTGGTGGTAGAATTATAAAATCATCTGAAATTGTTATTGTATCTGAACCTGAATATACATCTAATGGTGAGGGATTAATAATTGTAAAAGATATTAGTTTTTGTAAATTGAAATTAAATCATGCCGCAACTGACCACGTTAGGGTTAAGTCGTTAACAAACACTTTAATAATTCCTGATATTGGAATGTTTGATGAAAAATATGATGAGTTATCAATTACATCCGAATCGTGTGTTGAGTTTTATTTTGCCCAAGGACATTGGTACATTACATCAAGTGATGGGTTAAAGTTATCTTAAACTATTCTCCCTCCTTTTTTGAAATTATCTTGGGACCACAATGGTTGTAAATTAGTGTAATGACATAATTTAAAAACCTCTTCTTCTGTTTTTGCCGTACATAATGGTATTATATGGTCGATGTGCCAACCATAAAAACCGTAATTATCCCAAGTCATACCTTCTAAAAATTTTTTCTCCAAATATTCTTTAAGAAATTCAGGAGTACAACCAACAACATCAAATGTTTTATTTTTTTTTGTAATTTTATTTGACGATAAAAAAACATTAATCCTTCTTCTTATGTTTTCCGAAAGTTTTACAATGTTTGATTCTTTTCTTCTTTTATTAGAATAATACGTTCTATATTCAGTAATTTTACTTTTATTTTTAAGTTTATACTCGTTTCGTGAAAGTTTGA